TGCCGAGCGCCGCCGCAAGGCCGACGAGGAAGCTAAAGCCGAGCGCGACCGCCTGGCCGCGATTGCTGCCAAGGAACGCGCCGAGGCGGAAGCCGCGGAACAGGCCGAGCGGCAACGATTGAAAGCCGAGGCTGACAAGCTGGCCGCCGAACGTGCCGAATTCCAGCGCCAGCAGGCCGAAGTCGCCAAGGCAGCGCAAGCCAAGTCCATCGCGGGCGCTACGTTGGTCGAGGCCGCTACAGAAGCCCTGACGCTGTTGCAAGCCATCCAGCCGCAGCACCTGGCGACGTTGAAACTCGCTGCCGCACTGGAACGTGAAGGCACGGCCAAAGCCGCATGACCGAAATCGCCATCCCTGCCGAGAATCGCCAGCCCGCTATAGACGCGCTGGGCCGCTTCCTGCTCGCTTTCTCGCCGGGCAAGGAATTGTCCGTCGAGGTCGAACTGGTCAAGGCCGAACGCAGCAGCCGCCAGAACAAGGCGCTGTTCGGCCATGCCTACAAGGTGATCGGGCAAGCGGTCGGGCTGTCGGGTCGGAAGGAATTGGAAGGCTTGCATGAGGACTTCTGCAAGGCGTTTTACGGCAAGCGAACCGTGAGCGTGCTGGGCGAGTTGCAAAGTCTGCCCGTTCGCACAACGACCACGGATGAAAACGGCAAGCGGGACGTTATTAGCGCCGCCGAGTTCTCGCAGTTTTATGCGGACGTGGAACGCAAGGCCGCCGAGTTCGGCATTTTCATCCCGGCGCCTAACCCGCGCTGGTTTTTGGATAACGAAAATTGGAGCGAACCCGCATGACTTCCCCCACCGACCCGGCGTTCGAGAAGTTGCTGAGCGATAACCCGACGCTGTATTTCGATCAATCGGCACGTACTCGGAACGGCAAAGCCGCCGAATTGCGCCCGGTCAAGAATGTGAGCCTGATCTCGCGGCTGGCGCGGGAAGTGTTGCTGATTGGCTGGGAGCGCGGGAATGGCTAAGCCGAATTTGGTGAACGGGCGAATTGTCGGCGGCTACAGCCTGCACGACGCGCATAAGCCCGAGCTTTGTAAGCACGATAGCAAGTGCTTCTGGCGATGCGTTGACTGCTGCGGCGTCAAGGATGACCGCGACATTGTTGAATGCTCAACGTGCGGCCAGCAGAAGTCGGTGCGATGCAATTTTGACGAGGATTTCTCATGACCCGTCAACCGTGGTTGCTTATGTAATGGGGGTGGAAGTGATGGCCGGCATCTGGAAAACCGAATCCGAGGAATACGAGGACCACATGAACGAAATGGCTTGCGACGTTGGGATCGGCATCGAAGATTTGTCAGACGGTGATCGCGTGCGCCTGCATCCGAATGCGTCCAATCCGCTGCATAAGCGGCCTGTCATGGCGACGTACTCGAGCGGCTATTTCTACTGCGACGGATCGAGGTATGAGGACGGCCCCGATTACTACTTCGGCGACGTGCTGACCTACAACGATTCCATCGAACGGATCGTGTCATGACCCCTATGCGCAAGGTCAGTGGGGTGGCGGGGTGATGCTGCGAATTACAGCGCCGCACTTCGTTGCTGGCATTGTTCGCGGCGGACCCGTTGCACCAATTATTGCTTACATGAATGGTTGGACGTTGGCACAGATCGCCGCGTACTGCCTTAAGAAAGGATGGACTTACGAGGTAATCCCATGAACACCCCCGCATTGCAGCATCAAATAGCGAGCGCGATTCAAGCCGCGCCAGTTGTCGATATTGACGGCGTATTCCATGCGCAGATTCCGATGGAAATGCTTTGGGAATGGCACCTAGCCGCTAAGACCCTCACCGCGCAGCCAGCGGATGGCGTGTGGCGGGAAATTGAGAGTGCGCCGAGGGATGGAACGAAGATTTGGTTATGGGATGGCAAGACCGTTTTTGTCGGTAAGTGGATAACCAAGATGGCATTCAGCGAGAAAAACAGAACGGGCGAATGGGTAAATGACTTAAATAGCGCACGTTCGCCGATTCTTTGGTTTCCACTCCCCGCCCCACCTGCCGCCGCGCGTTCGGAGGAACAGAATGGACGTTAAGGAATTGATGGCGCTGAGTGAGAAGGCGACCGTTGGGAAATGGTCGGCTTGCGGAGCAGAACGAGGCGGATGTATCTGTGGCCTTATTTGGTCAGAGGAAGCAGATGCAGCACTAGCTTGCACAAGTGTGAAGGATACGCCGGACGGTCCTGACGTAATTATCGGTAACCAGATCGGCGCTAATGCTGTACTCATCGCCGCCGTCGTGAACTTCATCCGCTCCCCCGAGTTTGCTGAAATGGTGAAGAACGATGCGCGATGGAAATATGCTCGATCCAATCTGACACAGGGGTGCCAGCAAAGAACGATAACCCCTTGGGTTATTTGCTTTCGAGCAGACGCCTTCGTTGAAGGCTGGACGCTCGATCAGCTGGACGGATTGGTCGATAACGCCATCGCAGCCCACCTAGCCGGGCAGGGAGAGGGGAATGGCTGACATCAAGGCAACGTGGTCGATCAGCCTGAACTGCGACTGCCCGAAATGCGGCGAGTATGTCGATCTTCTCGAAGACCCTGATTGGTGGGACCGACACCGCGTTGAACTTTGCGAACACGACACGCCGAAAACAACGGACGTGCGCGTGATTTGCCCGGACTGCGGCGCTGACTTCCATGCCGACTTTCAATACTAGGACCAACCATGAACACAAACACTGAGCCGATGCTGCCGGTTTGTTCGACGTTCTGGCATGACGCACCGTTCGATGTTACTGACAAGCGTCTATACACCGCCGACCAAATGCTCGCCATGTACGCCAAGGGCCAAGCCGAGGGCGGGGAGGCGGAACTTCAGTTTTCGCTCGGCGAGGCAAAGGCACTTGTTGAGTTTTTCGGCGGCGACAATACCAGTGTTTCAGTTGCCGAGTTCCCCGCTAGACAGGATACCGACGAAGGACTGTCGGAAGCCGGGAAGTACGCATGGTGTACTGACTACCCCGAAGAAGGCTGCATGTATCTCGGGCCGCATGACATCGACACTGAGGAACACAACGAACCAGCCCACCCCGCCAAGGCCGTCGAGGTCACGGAGGAGCTAGCCGAAAAGGTTCTGACCGAATATGTGCGACTTCGGCTAACTGTTCCCGATCATATGGACGAAGGCCGCGACGGTCGAATCAAGTTCATGCGCGCCGCCCTGAGTGCGGCCCTAGGGGATGGGAAATGAGTCTATGCGCCTGCCTAGGCCCACAAAACGATGAGCCCTTATGTCCATGCCTGATGGAAAAAGTTAAGGACTGGCACAACGCCAAGCTCGCCGCCTGTCAGCGGGAACGGGATGAGTTGCGGGCGAAGTCAAGCAAGGTCATTAGCGGACTGGTCGAGCTGCTGGAATTCGCTGGCGTGTTCAGCGACCTAGACTTCAACCACAACGGCAGGCCGGCAAGGGAGGTCGTATCGGAAATCCTCGCGGCAGAAACCGCCGACGAAATGCTGGCCGCCCTCCATCCGGGCGAGGCAACTCCCTTCAACCCACTTGACCATGAGCAGAGTAGGTAAGTATCATGATAGATTATATAGCAACACCTGGAACCTTATGGGTAACTTCAGATGGTAAAGAGTTTAGGACAGAGAAAGAAGCTCAAGACTATTGTAAGCGGGATCACATCATTCGACTTGTAGAGGCAGAAAATGCTCCTTATGGAGAATGGTCAAATGCAGATGTAGTAGAATTTATTCTTAAACATTTTGGATAGCAGTAATGCCTACTAAACGATCACGAAAAACTGCTGTTCAAAATTTGAACACCACTTCGACCGTTCCCGAAGTACGAACTTACCTCAGTCAATGCGTGGGTAAGATTTGCGCATATAAGAACGTGAAGAAGGACACTGAGGCTAAGGCCTGGGCAGTTCGACTTATGGAGGGACTAAAAGCCAATGGACTCATCTGAACACTTATACCATCGTGAGGTAAGTAAATACCCTGAACGCTTTGGTGCCTTATCTGGTCTGTTCCTTGTCCTAATTGAGGAATTAAAACTTAAACAGGCCCTGGATGAACAGCGAATAAAGTATTATGAAACTGCATTCCGGGGCATTGACAACCATCCCGCGCTCATGTATCATGGACCCCAAGCTAAACAATGCGAACAAGGAAAAGACAGCGAAGAAAAGGGGAAGTAATCTGCCTTTGCAAAGCCTACCCATTCCCTCACAGGGCACTTGGTGGACTATGCACTGGAAGGTCATTCATCCAAACATTCTTTGAAGTCCAACTATTCGGTGAATGTCGAGATTGCCACCACTACGAAGATGGGGAAGATCAAGATGGAAGAAGAGTGAGTTGCCAAGTTCTTGAGGGTTTGGAACCGTACCTCCAATGCCCAGCACTTCAGGAATGGATTAGGTACGAAGGTGTCAAAGTGTACAAGGTAAAATAACCGCCGCAAGGCTAACTAAAGAGGAAAGAAAAATGGGTACTGTTACTGCGAAGACTAAGGTTAAGGTTGAAGGTCAGCCGGACGTTGAGAAGAACGCCAGCGTTGAGTATGACATTCCGAGTGACTTGGAAGGGTTGCGTGCTAAGTTCGGTGATGAAGTTGTGGCTAGCAATGCTGAAGGTGCAATTGTCATCTCCCTCCAGTCCTTCATGCGTCGTCACATTGATAAGACGCCTGAGGAACTGCAGGCACTGGTCAATGGTTGGAAGCCGGACACTCGTGCAGCTGTTGTGCGCAAGTCTGCCTTTGAGAAGGCCAGCGAAGCGATTGGCGGCCTGACTGCTGAACAGCGGAAGGAACTGATTGCGAAGCTGAAGGCGCAAGCGTAAGTTTTTAGTCTTGCTTCGTTGGTCGAGTGTTCAACCAGCACCCACCAGATAAGTGTCCGGCATGGCAGCCTTGAAAAGCTAAACGGCCACCAACGAAGCATCTAAAAAATCCCAGCGCTGGCTATGGCAGCGTCCTTCTGGTCCCACCTGACTCCCCTCAGTAAGCCGCCAGATAGGTTAAGGTTCCAATGCGTTTCCCCTGCGCAGGAGCCACCATAGCACATTAAGAAGGGTTCTTGGAAGAGCCTTTCCCAATGTGACAGACAAGTGTTACAAACCACACAAGGATAAAACATGAGTAAATTATCCGACCTTTGGATTAAGCTCCCTCTTTGCTACCGCTACGGTCAGCCTGTTGGTATACGCTACCGGGTGGTTCATTACGTTTGGTTATTTGGAAAGCGCTGGGTTATTTGGACCTACAGTATTTAAAGGGAGTGACAAGGTGCGCAAGGTATTTGTACTAAACAACGGTGGAAAAGACTACTCTGACGCTGAGCGCTTCGGGGATATAGTCTTCTGTACTCAAGGATCATTGGATAAGTGGAACATTAGCCAAATGTACAGGGACCTGGAAATGGCTCTTATGGATGCGCAAGCAGATGATCTTATCCTTCTGGACAGTCTGGCAAGCCTGTGCTCCACAGCAAGTGCCATGATGGCATTTCGCTTTGGTGAAGTCCATTACTTGATTTACAAGGACGGGAAGTACATTCAGCGGGACTTAATGCTGGAGAATGAGTGATGACTATTTATGAAAGGGTTAGGTTAACAATTCTTGAAGGAATGTCCCAAGAAGATGCTTGGAGTAAGAATGTAGAAGAGCTTATTACTGATAAGATTAACAGAATGACTAACAGCGAGTTTCTTTGGGCGATTAGTGAAGCTCATATTGAGGACCAGTAATGGGCATCTCCATCGAATCTAAGACCTTTGACAACACTCGCCTGGCTACTTACAAAGAGTGTCCACGTAAGTACTTCATCCGTCATTTCCTTCACTGGACTCGTGATATTACTGGAGATGCGCTTGTCTTTGGTTCCTCCTGGCACGCTGGTATGGATGCACTTTGGCATTATGGTAAGTCACTGATGCCAATTAACCTTGCTAACATAGCCTACGATGGCTTCATGGCTAAGTGGGAAGAAGAAGGTTTTCCTGCTGTGGTGACGATGGAAATGCAGGAGCAACTTGGCGCTCGCACTCCTGGCAATGCAAAGGAAATGTTCTACAACTACGCAACTTCTCGTGAGCGAATGCTTAAGGAAGCAGACGTTCTGGCCATTGAGCAGCCTTTCGCTGTGCCAATTCCTGCACTCAGCGACACCTGGTATATTGGGAAGCTGGATAAAGTAATCCAGTGGAACAGTAACAAGGTTGTCCTGGAACACAAGACCACAAGTGACTACGCAATCAGTGGTGGAATACAACCACGTTGGACGGAACAGTGGTATTCCTCAAGTCAGGTCAAGGGGTATGAATTCGGAGGCTCGCTTTATTTTCCTGGTCTGGACGGAGTATGGGTGGATGGCGCACTTGTGCACAAGAAGATTCATGACGTATTCAAGTTCATTCCAATTAAGCACTCTATGCCTTTGCTTATTGAGTGGATCGAAGATACAAGGAATTGGATTAAAAGGATTGGAGATGATACTTCCCTTGTGGTTGGTGCTGGGAAGTTGGTAGGTGGTTGCTTTCCGAAGAATGAGGATTCGTGCTTCGGTAAGTATGGGACTTGTACCTTCTTGGATATTTGCAGGAACTGTGCTGATCCGACGCAACTTGATGGACCACCGGAAGGTTATAAGGAAGAGAAATGGGAACCTTTCGAAGTACTCAAGCTTGACAAACTAATACAAAAGGAGTGACAAATGAAGATTACTGATCTACAAACACTAACAGATATTGCAAGCCAGTTGTATAAACTGGAGGCAGATACTAATAGAGATAGAGCAACTCCTAGCAAGGGTTACGGGAACAATGAAGCAACCCCTGCCGAGGTAGCCAGTATTCTCTTTGGAATAATTAAGAAGGGACTGACTACCAGTACTGTTGTAAAGGAAGTTGCAGCTAAAGAGGAAGATATGGAGTTGCCATTCTAATGGAAATGAATCCTGAAGCATACAACATGCTACCTGAACATATGAGAGATGCTATGCGCAACTATGTTGAGTATGGTATTGAGCCCGGAGACTTCCTAAGGAATGTCTTGTGCAATAACTTATTCGGTGCCCTTGAAAGAGCAGATGATGTTAACAAGCATCGACTTTGGGACTATGGATTGTTTCTTTATAACTGTGCTCCTTCAAGATGTAAAGGTAGTCCTGAAGCTTATAAGTACTGGCTCTCAGTTGGCGGTATGGAAGGACTAAACAGAGCAAGGAGTGACTCTGATGCCTAACGCAACTGACGCAATGAAGTCTGCTAAGCATAAGTTCCTAATGCTCGGCGACACTGGTGGTGGAAAGACGACTCAGTTCCTTACCCTGCCAGGTAAGAAGTTCATGTACCTGTTTGATCCGAATGCTATCCTCTCCCTGAGAGGACATGACGTTGATTATGAAGAGTTCCTTCCAGACAACCTAAATCTCTCCATTCGATCACTGAGTAAGGATCGCGGAGACAAGCTGACTAACTACGCCAGCGAAGTTTATAACGACTGGCAGAAGGACTTTGATAAGAAGCTGAATGATGGCTTCTTTGACCAGTACGAGAACATTGGCTTTGATTCAGCTACTACGTTCCTTGACTTGATTATGGATCGAGTCCTAACAATCAATGGCCGTGGTGGTAGCTGGCCTCAGCAAGATGATTATGGTCCGCAGATGGTTGGCTTCACTGGAGTTGTGCGGACACTGGCGTCATTGAATAAGACTCTTTACATGACTGGTCACCTTGAGACTAAGCAGGATGACTTGACCAAGCGCATTCTCCGTAGCCCAATGATGACTGGTAGGCTGAAGACTAAAATTCCCTTGCTGTTCAGCGACATTCTAATCTGCGACGCAGAGAATGATGGGCAGGGGAAGATTAACTACCGCCTGAACACTGTGCCTGACCGCATGACTCCAACGATTCGCTGTTCCTTCAAGGGCCTTAAGGCTTTTGAAAATGTAACCCTGGACTTCAGTAAGCCCCTGGTCGGGCAAGGTCTAGGCGGCTTTGTAATGAGAGAGCAAGGAGCAAGTAAATGAGTGGAAAGACTAAAGCACCAAAACTGGTTGGGCAGGCAACAACCTACCAGATCGTCCGTGATGCTACCGTAAATGATGACTCACTGAGCGTTAGTGAGAAACTTGGCGTACTTGAATTGGTCAAGCAGGAAATCCTTGAACAGGCCTTGCATGACCTTCATCGTAGTGCTATGAACAGTTAAGGAAAAGATATGAAAAAGGCTATAACTATTCCAGATCGGTTTGAAAAGGTAAATAAGATTATATCTTGGGACAATGAACAGTTTGAGCATGAAGCTGAAATTGCAATTCAGTTCGTACAACATTGGGGAATGGTAGCTGGTATTCCTGATGGAGAGGATAGCGCAGGAAGGTATAAAATTCGCTTGCAGACTCCAGAAGAATTAGTTGAAAGAGCCACTACTACTGCAAGCCTGCTAATGGCTACTATTAGAAAGAAAGGACTTGTCTACGTTGGACCTGAACTTACTCATTATCAGGAACCGGGTAAAGAAGAGAAAGGAAAAACAGTAACAAATGAGATTTAACTGCTGTTCAAATTTTGAACACCAGTAACCAAACCCCAGCAACTGCTGAGGCCATCGCCCGAAAGGGTCTAACTGAGGAAACTAAAATGGGATTTATCCCCGTCAACTTTGATGATGTAGCGGAAGCAAAACCGGCAACTCCAGGGTTTCATACCCTCCAGATCACCGGATGCGAAGTAGTCAAGACAGGCCCGGAGTCTAAGAAGCCTGGCACTCCAATGTATCGTGTTTCTATTGGACTCCCGGAAGAGCCTGACACGATGAACCTTTCCCATTACATCACACTTCCCAATGAAGATGATGATGCGAAGACGTTACAGAACAAAGCCCTTGGTCTGAAGCGATTCCTGGAAATGTTCCACGTTCCCTACGATAAGAGTGGCATTGATGTAGACAAGATTGCCTTCGATATGATCGGATGTACTGCTCAGGGTGAAACTGAGTTGAGCGAACCCGATCCGAAGAGTGGCAAAATCTACAGCAGACTGCGTGTTCCTTATCTGAAGGCTTAACCTGTTGAACTTACCCCTTGGGGAGAAATCCCCTTGGGGTTTTTCTTTCGGAGTTTTCCAGTGCAATTAAAAGACTTAGTACGTCCTATAGATCAGATGACTGACGATGAACTCAGGGAACGCCTCAGAGAAATTCGTCACCGTCGCACAGTAGTTCGTCCAGCACACCAGAAGAAGAAAGCTGCACCGGCAAAGAAAGCAGCGAAGGCAAAAGTAAGTAAAGTTGACGCCATGCTTAAGAGCATGACACCAGAACAAATCCAGCAACTGTTGAAAGACCTTGGAGAAGGCTAATGACTGATGCAGCGGTAGAGCGGAAGGATAAGATGAAGTTGGTCAACTTGGCTGACATTATTGTAGGAGATAGATTCCGAAAAGACTTCGGGGACATGGATGAGTTTGTCGCCTCAATTAAAGAAAAGGGGATTATTCAACCTATTACCGTAGATCAGCACCTTAACCTCCTTGCTGGCGGTCGTCGTTATGCTGGAGCGACTGCGGCAGGTCTTCACAAAATACCCTGCATTATTCGTGACTTTGTAGATGAGATTGACTCACGTGAGATTGAACTCATTGAGAACGTGTATCGCAAAGATTTCACGTGGCAGGAACGTGACTTGCTAGTTAAGAAGATTAATGACTTGTACAAAGCTAAAGACCCTGAATGGTCAGGTCGGGATACTGCCAAGCTCCTAGACAAGTCAGTCGGTGGTGTTTCTAACTCACTTCAACGTGCTGAATACCTTGCAGTCATTCCTGAACTTCAAGAACTGAAAACTGCTGACGAAGCAAACAAGTTTATTAAGAAACTCGAAGGAGATATGGTAGTTGAGGAACTGCGCAAGCGTCAGAAAGCCTCAATGGAGAAGCCAACTACTGGAAGTGACTCCGCAACTGCACTGAAACGAATGTTAAAGATTGCTGATGGCAACTACAACATTGGCGATTGCTTTGAGGGAATGAAAGGGCTTAAGACAAATGGAAACATTACCTTTATCGAATGCGATCCGCCATATGGAATTGATCTATCAGATACCAAAGCGGGACGAGATTCAGTGGGAAGTACTGTTACAGGATATAAAGAAGTTCCTTCCGAAGAATATGAAAGTTTCCTTGGTCGTCTCACAAGTGAACTCTTTCGAGTGGCAAGCAAAGATTGTTGGATGGTTTTCTGGTTCGGACCCAGCTGGCACCAATCAGTCCTCAATTCGTTACGAGGAGCTGGATGGCAGGTAGATGAGATTCCGGCAATCTGGGTTAAGGTAAGCGGACAAACTCAGCAGCCGCAGGTTCACTTGGCACGTAGTTACGAACCGTTCTTCGTCTGTAGAAAAGGTCAGCCAGTATTGAATAAGCCTGGACGTCTGAATACCTTTCAGTTCCCTGGCTGCCCGACTATGGGACCGAATGCAAAGTATCATCCAACCCAGCGTCCTGTTGAGTTGATTGAGGAGTTGCTAGAAACCTTCACTGTCGGTCAGCAGATTGTCTTCGTCCCTTTCCTTGGTAGTGGTGCAACACTTCGTGCTTGTTACAATAAGGGAGTGCTTGGCTACGGGTATGATTTGAACGGAACCTACAAAGATAAATTCATGCTTGCAGTTGAACAGGACAGTAGGAAGAATCTATCATGAGTACTTTTGATAAATGTATAGATGCTTATATCAATAAACGTATTATAGATAGGTTCTTAGCAGAGAACCAAAGATACTGGCATCCAATTATGAACTTTACAACTGACCCTGAGAAAGATCAAGTTGTAATAAATAGAAAGTTTATTCAGAAGCTACTTGATCTTGTAACGAACTGAGGACAAACAATGTTCCTCCCAGACACGATTCAAAAGAAGCGAGCTATCTCCCCCGCCGGAGATAAGAATGCTCGCATCTGCATAGTTGGAGACTTCACGGATAACTTTGACTTGGCCGCTGGTCGTCCCTTCAGTGGTCCTGCTGGTTCAGTTCTTGAAAGCTGCCTTCATCAGGCTGGTCTAATCAGGGCTGAATGCTACTTAACCAACGTAATTAAGACTCCACCCAGCGGAAGGATTCGTGACAAAAAGTGCGGTCCTAACGCTGAGTTCTTCAGACTGAATAACAATGGTAAGGGAACTTTCACCGAAGCCGGGATGCCGTGGGTAACAGCGCTGCGTGAGGAGTTAAGTTCCGTCCATGCAAACATCTACGTTGCGGCGGGGCCTGCGGCCTTCACGGCGCTTTGCGCCGGCCGGAAGCTCTCCAAGTTCCGAGGCTACGTGCGGGAAAGCAGTGGGTTTGCACGGAATCCTGGCAGCCCAGAACTCAAGGTGATTCCGACCTTCTCGCCGGCTGACACAGTGCGGGGTATGTACACGAATAGGACGATCATTGCTATTGACTTGAAGAAGGCTAAGGCTGAGAGTGCTTATCCTGAAATCATAAGGCCTGTTCGTAACTTAGTTTACAACTACAGTAATCTTGAAGAATGTCTTGCTTGGATGGAGGTACTGTATAATGCACCAGTACTTGCTTTCGATATCGAAGTGGTTAACTACGAAGTCGCCTGTATATCATTTAGCAATAGTCCAGACCTCGGGCTTGTAGTCCCCATTACTGATCATTGGACGGAAGAAGAGGAGGTCTACATCTGGAGAGGAATACAAAGACTGCTTGGCAATACTAAGAGCATTAAGGTTGCCCAAAACGCAATCTTTGATATTCATTTCCTCCTCACGAGTACGGGAATTGAAGTCAGAGGGGAAGTGCACGATACGATGGTCGGACATTCTGTGATGTTTACTGAGTTACAAAAAGGACTTGGCTTCCTTGGAAGTATTTATTGTGGGTCTCAGGCATACTGGAAAGACCTTGTTAAATTTGATGATGTGAAGGAGGATAGTTAAATGGGTAATTCATATACTGTTCTTGAAGGCGATACAGACCTTTCTTTAGATGAAATGTCTTGTGTCTTTGATTTAACTGCAAATAGCAGTGATACAAACTTTACTATTGCAAAGAATTTAACACCTGAACAAGTAGTAGATATAGCTATTAAGATGATTCACGCAGCAAGTTACTTTGTACATAATCCACAGGAACTTATGTATGATGCCTCAGATAGAGCGAGGAAGTATCCGTGAAAACCTTTGAATACGCAGCCCCTGAAACCAATGTGTTCTGTGCTAATAAGTTTGACAATGGAAACCTTGGGGACTTTGAAGTAGGCAAGTGGTACTTCGCTGATGCTAAGTGGAATGATTTCACTGGTCCTTTTGACTCAAGGGAAGAAGCGGATCGTAGTTTTCAACAGTATGTTAATAACCTTCGGGCTTGCCCTGGGTGTGAGGAATAATATGCAGACTAAACTTGGTTCCTTTGTTGAGTCCTGGGCTAACATTGCAATTGGATTCTTAGTTAGTTATGCAGCTAATATCTGGATTCTTCCTTTAATGCTTCATACAAAGATTAGTTACAACAGTGCTTTTTGGGTTGGTGTAGTTTATACTGTAATTAGTTTGATTCGTAGTTATCTTCTACGTCGCTTGTTCAATAGGATTAAATTCGGGAACTACAATGCCCCTTGATCGTGACTTCCTTGAATACTCAGCCCTTGACTCTGCTTGCACTTTGGAGATTCATAATGCTTTCTGGGATGACTTAAGTCCTACCTTCTCCCGTGCTTATGAAATGACTCTTCGCATCTTCCCCGTGCTGATGTTCATGCAAACTAGGGGAATTAAAGTAAGCAAAGAACTTCTTGAGGAAACCAAAGCTGATGTTATCCGTACAGCCGCAGAGCGTCAACGCGAACTGGATGCCCTCATCGGTAGACCACTTAATGTCAGTAGCCCCAAACAATGCCAAGAATATTTTTATGGTGAACTGGGTATTACACCTTACCGCAACGGAGAAGGCAGGCCTACAGTTGACGACTTGGCCCTTCAAAGGCTCGTACGTGGTACTGTGGCACGACCAGGCCTCAGACAGGCTAAACTTGTACAGGATATTAGAGGCCTGCAGAAGCTATACGGAACTTATCTCGATCTTCAATTTGATGGAGATGGAAGGCTTAGGTGTTCGTTCAACCCTCGGGGTACTAAGTTTGGGCGTCTATCAAGTTCCAAGACTATCTTTGACACCGGGACTAACTTTCAGAACTTGCCTCAGGAGTTTAAGAAGTTTCTGGTTCCAGATGAAGGCTTTTGTTTTATTGAGGTGGATAAGAGGCAGGCCGAATGGGTAGTGGTTGCCTACGTTACTGCTGATGCGAATATGATAGCGGCAGTTGAAGGTGGTATTGACGTACATACTTATACTGCTTGCCAGATGTTTAATGTGACTCCTGATGTGGTGAAGAAGGAACATAAATTATGCGGTCAACTGACTGATGCAGACTCCATTAAGGAATTACGCATCAAGGAAGGTATGTACCCGCCAAGCAGTTGGCCTCGTGCTATGTCTCTTCGACAAAGCGGGAAGAAGTCTAATCATGGTCTAAACTATGATGAAGGCTACAAAGGCTTTGCCATGATTAATGAGATGGATGAGTCAGAGGCAAAGCGCATTTACAATCTTTATCATCAAATCTATCCAGGAATTAAGCGTTGGTATGAAGCAGTTAAGTATCAACTTCAACGTGATCGTACACTGACTAATTGCTTTGGCAGATCAGTCCGCTTCCTTGGAGCATGGAATGATAAGCTTTGGAAATCTGCTTACTCAATGCTCCCTCAGTCTACTGTGGTCGACTCCCTGAATGAGGGCATGGCTAAGATTTACGAAGATGAATGGTTGACACGAACCCTTAATGGTGATATACTGGCCCAAGTTCATGACTCAATCCTTATGCAGTTTCCAATCAGTGATCTTGAGGATGAAGAGACGTTCAATAAACTGATTGGTAAGATCACACACTATACAAGCCCTGAACTGGAATACAATGGAAAGAGGTTTAAGATTGCAAGTGATTACAAGGTCGGTCTGAACTGGGGCGGTGCTAATGCTGAGCGTAATCCACAAGGTATGACAGAGATTTCCTCCCATGAGGAGTTCATGGCTGCTCTAAGGAATTGGCGAAATGTCAAGGGAACTGCGTAATTGGATAGATTCATATGTCCAATATACTGACAACACAGAATCCCCTTTAATATATCATATCTGGTGCAGCCTCTCAGTAATAGCCGGGGCACTCCAACGAAGGGTGTATCTTAAATGGGGACTTGGACAAGTAATTTATCCCAACTTATACACAGTGTTAATTGGTCCAAGTGGTAGAACAAGAAAAGGTGTTGCTATTGGTATTGCTAAGGAGTTCCTCAAAGCTGTTCCGCATGTAACTGTTACACCGGAATCCAGCAGTGGAAGGCAAGCAATGATCTTGGCGATGAAGAGGGCCCTGAGGAATTTCAATGATCCGAGTAAGAATAACAAGATCGAGTTCCATTGTGCTGTCACTGCATTCAGCGAAGAGCTGGCCGTTTTCCTCGGACAAGGAGATATCGCATATCTATCGAACCTCACTGACTGGTACGACTCTAAGGATGATTGGGAGTATGAAACAGTTGGTCGCGGTAAAGACTCCCTTCAAGGTCTATGTCTCAATCTATTGGGAGGTACTGCCCCGGACTGGATTCAGTCCATGATTCCTCAGGAAGCGCTTGGTGGTGGCTTTACCAGTCGTATCATCTTCGTAGTCGAAGAACACAAGCGTAAGATTGTTCCTGAGCACACTGTTACAAAGGAAGAGTATGATCTTCATGCCAAGTTATCCCGTGACCTCGAACGAATTGCGTTACTTGCTGGTGAAATTACTTTCAGTCCAACAGCGAAGAACCTCTACGTCAACTGGTACATCGGTGAAGATATTAAGATGGCAAATAAAGAGATGCCAATCAACGATCATAGATTCGCTGGATACTGTGAACGACGTGCTACTCACCTGCGAAAGCTAATGATTATCTGCAGTGTGGCCCGTGGAGACTCACTGGTCATTGAAGATGAAGACTTCGTAGCTGCACTTAAGTTACTCAAAGGTGCCGAAGAAAACATGCACAAGACCTTCGGCGGTCTTGGTAAAGCACGGAATAGTGACCAGCTTGAGCAGATCATTAACTACATGAAGGAAGTTCGTATCTCAACTCGTGAGGTTGTCATGCGTAAGTTCTACCGGGACATTGACCTGGATACGTTTATGAAGATTGAAGAAACCCTTGAGCGTCACATGAAGGTGCTTAAGACTACAGTACATACTGAAGGACTGCAGAAAGGTATCGTAAGTTATAATTGGATTGGAGACTGATATGTCTGACTGGGAACCTGAATGGGAAAAGAATCTACCTGCATTTCAGAAGATAATGCGAGAACAAGAACTTCAGCGTCGCGCTGCAAGAACTAAGATAATGCAGAATCACATTAAGTTAACTGAAGATTTAAGCCCAGAAGAAAAGACAGCTTTTCGTGTTGCAGCGACAGCAGATGATAGAGGATACTGGAAGCGACTCTGGGATGCGCTATTGGGACGTAAATAACTTGTGTTCAAATTTTGAACACCACTTAACAATAGGGTGAAGTATGGACGAACAAAAAAAGATAACCCACGCAGATGCACTTGCGCGGGCTATGAAAGGGGAAACAGTTGAGTTTATCCAGTGTCCTCACTGCAATGGTGAGATCGCTGTTTATATGGTTACTGTTGTGTCAGAGAATCCTGTGAAGATTGAAAAGTCAACTAAGCCTTCGGCTCAGCTGCGCGCAAGTCATCCAATGCTTTCTGGAAATCAGGACTAACCTGCGCCCAAGCATCTGGATGGTCACTTCTAATTTGATTAATCAGGTTAAGCAACGGAGTAACCACAGGAAGAAGCTGTTGAAGAATGAGGACTGGATTCATTTCACACCTCCAGGATTACAAATAGGTTGAAGTGCTTCTCCTGCTTTAATAGCTTCTGCTTTCTGCGCGGCACTAATCTTACCAGCACGTACGCCTTCAGCAACAATTCTCATAGTTGAGGCTGCTGACTCACAGGTGATGCGAAGCTTCTCATCCTTCGTCAAACCACTAGCACAACCGCTTAACAAAGTAATTACAAGTAACAATACAAAAATCTTCATGATTCCTTATCTCCTTCGGCTTTAATAGTTGCAGTCTCTCCAGGTGCTATTGTAGCAGTTGGATTTTGTCCAACTGTACTTGCACTTAGAGTCTCTTGTGCAGTCTTCGCTGTTTGAGCCAGCGTTTGAATAGCTGCATCTTTCTTCCCTGAGCTAATGCTAGAGCTAAAATAAAAGCCAAGTATTACAAGCCAACCATTCCAGAGGGTAGTCTGAGCTTGAGTAATTAAATTCAGGTTTGACTGCGGGATGGTGATTAAGTAAGGTGCAAGAGCTGCTACTGCAACCATAACAGTTGTCATAATGGATAAGACACCTGGGATATTACTTTCCTTATTATTTCTTCTATCGAGTATTGGTAAGTTCATCTTAGTGCCCCACAAACTTTTGATATGCTCTTGCCAGCTTACGATCGTACTGATTTGCCTCATATCCTGGCCCATTATAACCACGGGCAAATTCCTTCCAGTTGTGATACTGAAGTGCTGATTGAAGACACTTAGCCTTAATGAAGCCAACAAAGGCCTTGAGTTGTCCAAACTCCCCAGCATACATATCATTAACGAAGTCTTGCAGTGAAGGATAACCGCAGGCCTTCCAGTTGAAACCCATCAACTGAAACTTACCCCAACTGGTTGACTTCAGTGCTGCATCACGATCAAGAGCAACTGCCTCAGCAAGCCGTTCATGCTCACGAGTACCGCCAAAGTAAAGTTCCTTATTCCAAACATGACTGCTTACTCTGGGATGACTCTTATCAAACTCACCACCAGTGAACTTTGAAAAATGAAGAGCCTCGAACAGAATCTTAGGCTGCCCATTATTCAGGAATCCTTCCCCGTTACTTTCCACACTAGCAACTGCCTTAATTGAAGGAACATCGCAATTAAGTTGTTCCGCTGCCCACTTATAATCATCTTCTTCTAAAGCCATTTGTGATTCTCCACATAAATGGCAAAGATAATAACTGCACCAAGGATAGATACTGAAAGTGTCTTAAGTGACCACCAACCAAACATAGTCACGTGTTCCCTAACAAGTTCCTTAACTGCTTCCTTTGTAGCCTCCATGACTTCCTTCTTAGTCAAGGAGTGAAGATTCTCCCTAACCTGCTTCCTTATCTCCTCACGAGTGTTATGATCCACCTTAGCCTCCTCCAGATTAAGACCAGTTGCCAACACTAGCTACAGTATTCGAACCGATAGGAGTAAGTCGGAAGTATGAGTTCGCTCTTACTGTCGGTGCCCCGCCAGGCGCAGCACTGTAAATAAACTGAGGAATAATAGTCCCTGCGCCATTAACTCGCATGATTCCCTTCACTTTAACACAATTATTCTCAGTGGTGCTTGTACTTGCACCAGTTACCACAACACTTGTTGCAACAAGACCGAAGATCATTGAAGGCGTACCAAGGACGTTACCAGTGGTAGTAGTAACTAAGGCCGTGTAACCAATAGAAGTGAAAGTAGCAGTACCTCCAAATAGGATTCCAAGAGTGTGCGAGGTTGATCCCGCAGCCCTGACCAGACTCGCACTGAGTTCAAATTCATAAGAAGTACTCGCAGGAACAGTAATTACGTCTTGGGAACTGGAGAAGAACGGTTGAGCAGTATTTACATCGCTCCCAGCAAAATCAGTAGTAAGACAAGTAAAGTGGCGACAATCCGAAACAGCTCTGTTACTAGCGTTAGGAGTTTGATAAAATACTTTCCCATCATACTCCTCCGCACCAGCAGTTGGAGTTGTCAGGTTGGTACCTGCAGTCTTATTAACGGGTGCAATGCTGGCTGTGCCAGCAGGAAAGGTAATTGACTTCGCAGCAAAGGCATTTAAAGCGCTACCATTTGATGCTGCTGCATCAATAGCTGATCTACCTGCGGCTTGATTAGCTGCCTGAAAGACAGCAATACCAATCGCCGTTCCTTCAAGCGCAGCAAGAGCAGCTGCTACAGTAGTAGCATCAGCGAACAAAGTAGTAACAAAAACATCAATCTTATTAAGCCAGCTTGCACCAATTAAGGGAAGCTCACCATCACTAAAATTCTGAAGCGCCATGACTTATCCTTTAATCAATTGCAGGGTCGAAGAGTGGTGAGACATAACCTGGCTTAGCACAACCTGGACCAGCGTAGCCTGGGTAAGCACTAAGGGAGTTCGGAGTACACATAGCAACAAACTGATTCGCCGGCATAGGCTGAGTCCAAGGAGGCGTCTGAACATCAGGAACTCCACGAGCAAAGTCCTGTGGCTGACGAGGCTCCCAGTGTTCAGGGCAAACGTAGTAACCTTGCCAGTGACGCTTCATCATGGACGCTTTTCGCTTCCGTCCACACTCAAAGCAGACTACATTCCAGTCGCCAAGTTTAAGAAAGTCCGCTCGACCTTTACCGGGACTAGTCATGTTTCTTCTTCTTTGCGTAATGTTCAGCTAGGAAACGACCAACTACAGGGATTGAACTAAGCGCATGAGGATCACGATTCCACAAGTCATCCATAGCACGCCATGGGACTGGTGGAGCAATTACCTCACCGACAGTTTCAAATAGCTTACTCTTCTGACTTGAGGGCTTACCATTCTTCAGTTTATCAGGTCCAAAAGCCTGCTTTGAATTATACTCAGACCAGCCAAAAGTCTTAAGCATATTCATAGGAATGTCAGCAGCACTAAAGGTGATTGGACGACCAAGGAGGAAATTAGCAATATCCTGACCAGCTACTCCGTTTAGTCCTAAGACAAGCCCAATGGCAGTAAGATTGTATAGACCCCTTGCCCTTCTACCTTGCTTAATTAAGTTATAAGCATCCCGACGACTAACATCAAGCTGCTTAATCATGTAGCTCTTAAGCGCCAACATGAGGCGACCATTAGGATTATCTGCGTGAAACTGTGAGAACTCAAACGCATCAATAGGATCAGAGCGAGAGAGCTCTAGGTAGGCAAGTGCCTTGGTCTGTTCACCAATTTCCTTTTGCTTCAGTTCATTGACTAACTTAGCAGTACGATCACCGAAGGACTTATAATACTTACCATAAAGAACTGCAACACCCTTCCTTGACTTAGCCAAGCGCTGAGCTTTAATAACCGCAGCATTAAGTTTAACATCTTTATCCACAAGATCACCGAACTTAAACAGACCCCATTTAAGTGCACCACGAAGGAAACGTGCTGAGCGAGCAGTACCAACAAACTCCTCAGACATATGATCTGCAAGACCAAAGTCACGATGACTGAGTAGTTGCTTACCAGTAATCCTGCGAACGACTGCTTCAAGTGTTGGCCTGATCCCTTGAAGGTAAGTGGTGACAACTGGAGTGGTAATCTGAGCAGCGGCAGAGAGTGGATTACCAATGTAGCTAGCCATTGTATAATTCTTGAAATCTTGTAGTAGCTTATTCCCACCCTTCTCCGAGTTGATTAAGGTGCTCTTAATCATAGCAGTAACTTCAGGAACATCATCAACGTTCAGATTACCTGCTTCAAGTTCCTTCTGAATATACTTACCAATAGAAGCATTAACGTCTGGGTAGACGATTCCATCTTCTTCCTTATTAACAAGTTCCTTACCAAAGAACTTTGCAATCTCAATGTTCTTTGTTGCCTGAGCAATATAGCTATGATAAGCCTCAGCGAGGTTAGCGTAGTACTTTTGATACTCATCAGGGATTCGCTCAAACTTACGTGCATGAGTATATCCAGCACGAACTGAAGTCGGGGCTTCCTGACGCATGAAGGACTTAATCGCATTGTCTATAATGCTAGCTTCTTCAATGTCAGTAAGTGGACGTTGAGCGTTACGGATTGAATCTTCCTGCGCCTTGGCAAGCAAGCCTTTAATAGTGCTAGCATGAACCTTGCCAATCTCATTGAAGAGACCTTCCTTATCCTTAATGATACGAGGAAAGTATCCAGGCACTTCCTTCTTAATCATTCCAAGGGAGAATAGCTTATGCCCAGTGTGCTCGATGATTGCCTGCATTGACTTCCAGGAAGCTTTAAGTTCCTTATCTCCAATTGCGTCAAGGAGCTTATCAGTTACTTCGTTATTACCGTTCCTAATTTCATTGGACAGGACTTCCAGTTCATCTTTCTTCAGTCGGTGGACAGCATTAAGGAACGGTTGCCCAGCTGCAATTAGATCATGAGTTACAGTGTTGCGAACTCGAAAGTACTCTTTAATGCGGAAGTGAACTGCCTCACTCTTATTACGAACGCGAGTTGACATTACTCCAACTGTATGATCGACAGCGGAGAAGATATCTCGGTTGTTCCTTCGCAGAATAAGGAGTGCCCCCGCACCAAGCAATGCTCCCCACTGACGATGATGAGGATCAAGGTAAGCACCAAGAGCAGCTCCGACGCCAGCAGTTGCAATACCTTTGAGGAGGCGTTGGTCTACAAAGCCTTGCTGACCTTTAGGCCCAACAGAGACTTCTCTAACAACCTTATCTACTTCTGCTTGAGTATAGAACTTCTTATCTCCAAACTCCTGTTTTAGTTTTTGTACAACTTCAGGCTTGTAATCAGAAGCTCTTTCAAGATCAACATTCTGCAAATCTTCTACATTATCCCACTTACCATTTTTTACAAAGTCTTGTATGTAAGGAATATACTTGGCAGCAGGCTTAGCGTTACCTTTACCTTTGATTTGAGTGATTTCAGTTGGGCCGCCATCACGGAAATGTTCAACCTCTATAGTAACATGACTCATACCATCCTTACTACGGAGAGAATAAATTCTAGCAGTACCATTCTTAATAGCCTCCCAACCACCAGTACCAACTCCGTAGTCTAGATGACCAGAGTCTCCAGATGCAGGAATCCAGTCAGGATGCGCTTTTCCACTACCAGGAAATTCGTCACCAGCATCATCAGTAATGTAATGATTCTTTGAAACTGGCTCATACCCCCTAACCGAGTGTCCCATTACATCACTTTCTTGCGCAAACTCACCAGGCTTGGTTAGCTGAACCCACTTGGTGCCATCAGGATACTCCTTGTAAACAGGCATATCCTTCATTGACTGAACCTTGGCCTTAGCAGCCTTAGCAGCCATCTCCTTATCCCAGGCGACGGTTTCTTTGACGGCACGGACTAGGTCGTACTGTTGAAGTTTTTCTACTGGAACATGCATAGTAAGGTAGTCACCTACATGCTTTAAATATGTATAGATAGGATTATAGTTAGTATCAAAAATTGGTTTATCTACATTATCAGGAATGCCAAGTTTTTTAGCTTGTATCCTAGCATTCTCTTCACCATAAACCTTTTTATAGTTATTACTATAATCAAAAGCATCTCCCCAAGTTTCTATTCCACCGACAACGCCAGGAATCTCTATATCTTTTAAAGGATCAGTTTCAGTGCCCGCATGCTTTGCAAGATAATTTTTCACAGCCTTAGTAGCCCATTCAACTCTTGGATGCGCATTACCTAAAGCCGGAACCATTAACTGCTCAGCTAAATCTAATTGAGTACTCTTAGTCCACTCTCCCTCAAATGGATTCCGAATAGCTCCCACCTGATTACCTCTCATTCCTCCATTACTTCCCCTAGTCAACCTTGCTCCCATCAAACCTACCAGTAATGCACCAGTAAGTGCAACAGGCAATCTCTTCTCCGGTGGCAATGTAGCAAGTGCAACAGTACCTCCAGCAGCAAGCATCATACCAACAAGCAAACGACGATCAACTTGACCTGACTGACGAATACGCTTTGCTCCATACCCCTTAGCAATGCTTTCCTCTATTTTATCCTTTGCGTAGCTAATTATCCGCTTAACCGTACCAAGCGGAATGTCTATTTCTTTTGCAATTTCTTCAAGTGGTTTAAGTTCAATCTGAGACTTAATAACAACCTGACGCTCTTTTGAACTCAGCTTATTAATAGCATTAACCAGTTGAACATTAACCTCATCCCTAATTGCCACATTCTCTGGCGTATCCAGTTCAACTGCTGCATCTTCATAGGAAGGTGAACTGCCTGACTCAGCACGTGGCTTAAGTACAACATTACCTGACAGTGGCTTAGTCTCATCACCACCTTTGTTAGGCTGATCCATACTTACAGTTTCAGGAGCACCTTTCGCTTCCCGAATTGCTTGCAGTCCTTCATTCCTAACGATTGAGTACAGCCAGGAACTGAATGCGGAATCACCTTTGAATTTCGCTAGGTTCTCAGGATTGAATGCCTTAATGAAGGATTCAGCGACAATGTCACTAGGATCAATACCCAACTTTGGCCCAACATCACGAACTAGCTTTGTAGCTACTCGTTCCATGTAGGCTTTATTATCATTGTATAGTTTAGCATAAGCAGCTTGATCGCCTTTCTTAGCCCTTTCCACAAGAGCTAAATCCGCCTGTCGATCAGCTGCAATATCCTTAGCAGGTTTAAGTAAACCATTCTTAATCAACCGAGCAGCATCAGCACCCATTGAGAGGATATCCCCCTCAGGTGAGATTGCTCCTGACTGCTTCATGCGACGTAGTACTTCACCACCACCAGGAAGGAAGAGACCTGCCAAGCCACCAGCGATTGAACCCTTCAGCTTATTCTCATTATCTGACAGGCCGTAACCTGCTAGCACACCAGCCGAAACTGCTGCTCCACGAGCAAGCAACTTCCGATCAACACTTCCACCTTGGAGTTGACGAAGACGTACTTTATCTTCAAACGTCCTAGTACCTTCTGGCTTTGATTGAAGTGTTTGTAGCTCTTGCTGCTGGGCCTCGCTGAGCGGCTCGGTACCACCAGGCACTTCCGTGCTGACCGGCTGTTCCGCCGGGGCTTGCGGGGAATCGGGGCTTGCCGCGCCTTCCGGCTGCGGCTTCGCCGCTCCGGCTTCCGCCTCTGCATCGGCAGTTTCGAGGATGGTACGGAGTTGTTCTTTCAGGTCAGTTGGTCTTGGAGTAACAGGACGGTCTGCTCTGCCGAAGATGGAATGACCTGCAACACCAGGAACAAGTCCAACAGCAAATGCACTTCCAGTTGGACCTGCCTTAACTTCACCAGTACCAGTTGCTGCTTGCTGAGCAGCACTAAGGCCAGCATTAGCAGTACCAGTGGTTAATCCAGCGTCAACTGCGCTAATGATCTTGCCAAGTTTAGTTCCATCTTTAACTGCAATACCTAAGCGCTCAAGAGTGCCGCCTGGCATAGCCATGAGTTCAGGGTCATTAGCAAGTCCATTGGCAAACATAGCAGCAACGTGACTTGGGTCTTTGATTGCTTCATCTTTCATTCGACCAAGTTCCTGCCAAGTACTGGTTGCTTCCTTAAGACGTTGTGCTTTTGCAGCGGCGGCAGCGTTGACTGCAACTGTGGGGTACTTATCAGGATTGGCAAGGATTTCTTCTTGCTGCTTAATGCGAGTCTGCTGGTTAACGTAAGCCTGTTGAATTTCATCATCGTGAGCAATGGCATGAGCTGCTTGAGCAGGCAAGCTAAAGTTAGCAATGCGCTCAAATGGATTAATAGTCATCAAGTCAGACCAAGTGCTTCCTTGGTCCTGTCTACCCTTATCCGCAGGATTACCACCTACCTGATCAGTATCTTCAGGTGTAACGTACTGGACAATCTTACGTACTGGACCGAGGCGACCTCCTGAAGCATTAATGTTGATCTGCTTAGTGGCTTCCGCATCAGTCAGTTCACGACCAGTATCTACCTCATGCCAAGTGGGCTTCGGTCCATTTGCTTGCTTCTTAATAAAAGCAGGAATGTCTTGGTAAATACCCTTATCAATTGGGTCAGTAATACGGGAAAGTGCCTCAAGTGGATGGGTAAGTGTATCCTTAATGAAAGCAGGGATTTGGGATTCTTCTTCCTTCGGCTTAACTGAAGTACCAAAGACGTCATTCATGCTGAGCAGCTTGGGTGCCGCTACTTTAGCAGGAGCTACTGTTCCAGTATTACCACTACCACCGCCAGTTCCTAACTGCTCACGAATCTTCGCAGCCCTTGCTTGAACGTCAGCAAGATATTGTGCGGTCTTAGGTCCATGCAACCTTTCATCTGGGCCAGCAAAGTGATTCTTAATTGCAAAGTCAACACCCTTATTCCTCATCTGCTGGGAGAAGTCTTGCATCGCTGCATCTGCTGCTTGAGCAGGATCAGTAGGATCAATACCATGAGCCTTAGCAGTCGCAGGGATGAACTGGTAAAGACCGCTTGCTCCGAACTCATTGTTTTTAGCCTGCAGATCATACCCACTTTCCTGCTGAGCAAGTGCAAAGGCATACTCATGAGGAACGCCCCACTTGTCTGCGGCGTCAGTGATAATCTTCACAATTCTTGGATCAGCAGGAAGGTTCCCCTTCGCCTTACTGACGACTGGTTCAAGTGTATCTGGATGAAGCACTGAATTGGAACGATCTGCAATTTGAATCTTCTTCACAGGGAGAGAAGAACCAAAGACATCTTCCATGCTGAGTAGTGCCATTAAATATCACCTGGTGTTCAAAATTTGAACAGTAGTTATTACGGGGTCCAACCTTTACCAGTCCACTTCAAGCGGCCCTTAGGAGTAATGTAGTAACGACCAACCTGGAATGCGCTTGTCTTAACTTTCCCATCCTCATCAAGCGGCGCAACAAGTGCAGTATCAGGAGTCTTTCCCCGGTCATTAAACTTAGTCTTACTCGGATCAGGCTCACTTGGGCCGAGGCCAAAGAAGCTTGAGCTGCTACCAGTCTGCCAATCACCACTTGATTGACTCTCCAGGATGGCCCTACTCACTGCAGTCTGCCAGTCAATACCTTGAGTTGAAGCAAGAATAGCTTTGGCTCGTGAGGCAATAGCTTGACTACCTGAAGTAAATGCAACATAATCAGGATCATCTTTACCTGGAGTACGACCATCAAAAATCTGATTGGTTACAGCAGTCTCAACTGAGGTGAGTTCATTCTTTGAAGGTGCTGCTGCACTCTTGCCAGTCCTTTGCTTAAGGTCATTCTGCCTTTGCTTTTCCTTAAGCTTTGCCTGATCAATTGCTAACCTATTAGCACGATAGACATTAGTATTATTAATACTCTTATTCCTGAGTGCTTGATCCTGTTCCTTCAACTGCATCTGTGCAGCGTCCTTTGCACTAATTGCCTGATCAGCAAGGAACTTAGTTACGTTCGGATCAAACTGGTCAGGTAACTGACGAAGGTGATTCTTCTCCTCAGGACTGAGTGCAGGAGAGTTCATCAAGTTATCCATCGCCGCTTCATACTCAGACTGGTTACGTGCAGTTCCAAGTTGACGATACACCAAGTCAGCCGTCATCAACTGAGATTCAAGACGCTTCTTCTCATTTCCTACTTGAGAGTCCGTAATGTCCTGTTCCTGCTTTGCTGTCTCATTCGCAGCCTTAATGAAGTCAAGTCCACGTTGGTCTGCACCACCTTGGAACATATACAAGGCAGCCTTTCGCATCTTCTCCGAGATGGACTCATCTCCACCATCTTGCGCATTAGGTGTACTATCCCCTTTCGCTACATTGGCAAAGATGCTTGCAGCACCTTGCTCAAGTGCTTGCTGCCTCTGCGCATCTTCAAGTTCTTGCTGCTTAGCCAGTGCAGCCATCTGCTGCACACGAGTCTGTTCCTGTGCTAGCCTGTGATTATCGTAGGCTTCTTGGCCTACAAGTCCAACGGTAGAAAGATCAACTGGCATCTTATTCTCCTAATTACCAGCCCCAATTACCGCCACCAGTATTTTGTGCTGGAATACTAGATGTGCTATTACTATCAGCAGGCTTATTAAAGATGGTGTTCGCCAAGTTAACTGCATTATTCGCCACACCAGCAATGCTACTCAAGTACGAGTTATTCGCATCAGTAGCTGCCGCAGTATTAGCTGGATTACCTCCAGGCTGATAATTAACACCTGCTTCTGCCGCAAGGTTATTAAAGGCCTGCTGATAGGACTGTCCACCTGCTTCAGCTGCTGCAACAATAGCATTACCTGAACCTGTATAGCCCTGACTGGCAATTAGTCTTGCCGCAGCAATTTGCCTGGCCTTATATTCAGCTGTCCCAGCAATACTGCTTGGATCATTCTGCAATGCTCTTAGTTTCTCCGCAGCTTCCTTACGATACGGTCCATAAGGATCACTTGCAGCCTGAGACTTCTGCGCTGCCTTCGCCCTCTTATTAGCAGAGTTAGAAGCCAGAAGTGAACCTACTAATCCAATAGCAGCTCCAATCCAACCACCTTGTTTCCTGGGACTACGAGGTCCTGAGTTACGAATTGACATAAGATCTCCTAGGGCGTATCATCTGGATGGCACTGACGGATGAGAATTAGGGCTTCCATTGCTTGAACTAATTCTTTAATAATAGCAGTCTGCTGGGAAGCAGATGGTGAGGCAAGAGCGTTATACTGCTTAAATGTCTGGAACTTGTTTGCTAAATATTGATCGTAGTCAGCCATATTAACGCTCCGTGTAGACAATAAGAGAACTAATACCCAACGTGGCATCGCCCGCCGTCGTATTGGCCGTGCCGTTGGACATGCAGCATTGGAACGATAACCCGGTGGTGTTCACGGGCAGGTCACTGCTGGCGGACGTATCGCAAAGCGTCGTGCCTTGCGACGTATCATCCAATCGGTAATAGACGACAGAATCATTGGGATAACAGAAAATATAGGCATCGAAGCCCGTGTTGTTAGTGGCGAGTGTCGTCTGTCCGGAAATCGTGTCTTTCGTGCAGGTGCCGGACCCATCGTTGTGCATGAAGGTCCAGGCGGTGTCGGCTATGTCGAACGCGAACCCCAGCGCGTTCAGCTGGCCGGACGGATCGGCGGTAACTTGGGTCGCGCCACCGACGCCCATACCAACAAAGGCCCGCATGCCGGTCTTGATCGAGGTGAACCCGAATCGGCAGATGAACATGAAGCCGCCGATGCCTGCGGCATTGCCCCGGAAGTACATCGCGCCAGAACGGATACCGACTTGCTGGTTTTGCGTCGTGACGACGGATGCGAAAGTATTCCGCATCATCATCGTGTATTTATTGGTAGTCGTCGGCGATAGGTTGGATGCCGTGCCGAGGTTGGCGCCGGTCGTGGCACCCATGTAGGTACCGGCATTACCTGGACCTGCTACCCATCCCGTCTTGTTACCAGTTGCCTCGAAATACTCTAATGCTCGAGCTACACCACTTGATCCAGTAACAAACGGAGTTGGTCTACCTGATAATGACTTAATTGAAGTAACAAGTTGCCCACTACTTGGAGCGCTTGGTAACATACCAGCAGCCATCACTGAAGACGGATTAGTCCCAGTTTGTCCAAGTTGTTGTGTTGAACTATTAAAGGTCAGTCCAGCATTAGCCCCCATCGAGCCAGAGTTATTATATTGAACTTGAGTATTACTACCAGCTGCGGCAAGAGTACTTAAGAAATAACCAGAAGTATTAGTTACCTTAAACCCGTCTTCACCATAGGTGAGGGATTCACCAACCTGAAGAACACACTGATAAAGTAATCTAACCGATCCATCGTTAATCTGAATTTTAACAGTATGACTTACAGTATCCTGATTATATACATTAAAGCCAATACAAGTTAACTGACGACTGGCAACACCAGTCATTAATGCAACTGCGGTTACTCCATTAAGAATTCCACCAGCACCTGAGCCAGAGATATAAGCAGCAGAATTGAAAGTATTCCAACTAGCCCAAAAACTAGGATTAGTTGTTGTAACAGCCTCTAGCATGACTGCTTGAAGAGTTTCACTGGCTCCATCTATTCTAATCATTCTTAATTCCCACAGTAAGCCACAGCAGCAACATATGCTACCAGGTCAGTCTGATTAGTGATAGTACCAGTAATACTACCCCAGGTAGCACTAGCTGGGAATGAAATAGCAATGTTTTGCGCTGAAGTAATACGACCTTGTTGATCTACAGTGAACTGACCAACGTGAGTTGAGTCCCCATAAGTATCTGGAGTAACAGCAGTATCAACTAAGTCAATAGTAGGATTGCCAAGAATACCATCTCCATTAATAACATCTATATTACCTGACGTGCCTTGAATGGTCCTAGTGTAAGCAGTTCCAAGGGTTGCATCAACTACTACAAGACCACTGGTAATAATGCTACTAAAAGCAGCAATAATAGCATTAATTAAGTTAAGCTTTTCTCGCAACTGCACAAACCACTGATTCCAAGGAACCGAGATTGGCACACGTTGCTGATCCTGCAATAAGGGTTGCAGTGATGGAACTGGAGGTAGTGGAGTAATCTTAACAGAGTCAACCATTAAAGTGATCCAATGTCATACTGAATTTCAACAGCACTTATACGGAAGAATGTGTCTTGCTTATGGTACAGATGGTAGGCCCTCTTCTTAAATGTTCCCCAACCTGAAGCGCTTGGCGTGTCCAAGCTCAAATCAATTGTTCTCCAATTCGACCAGCTCTTATAATCATCATCAGAGTAGCGAACTTGAAGGACACTACCATCAACTTGGTCAGCCACAAAGTACATCATATTCATCTGCTTCCTCCGCCGTGTCTGGGCGTCGAAAGTAGGCGTGACTATACTAACAGGAATGGGCGCTCCGTCATCTGTATAATAAGATGTACTCATGTAAAGCAACGTCCCATCCGTCTTATGCTGGAGAATATTATTCCCTGAAGCATCATAAGTTGAGGCAACGATGTTTAGGTAATTACCATACTGATCTGTCCACTGACACCAAAAACCTTCTACAATATCATAAGCCAAAGTAAGGTTTAACGAAACAAGGGTAATTACATAAAAACTATGCCCATCAAACTTAATCTGCCAGGACATTACATCACTTAAGTCAGCCCCAACAAGTAAACGGTCAATTGCCTTAGTTGAGATTATCTCAAGAGAGAGGCGTTCCATCTTGGCAATTTGAAGTGAATTGGTTCTGTTACGGGAAAGCCAAAATAGTACGTCATCAATACTTTGAATTGAGTCTGCAGCAGCGCAACCGTAACTAATCAAGGAACCTTGAACAGGGCCAAGCGGACTACCACTTGGATTGCCTGCATCAAAGAATACTTCAGTAGTCCACTCGTTAAATGCAATATCATAGACTAATTGTTTTGCAATAGCAATTCCATTATCCGGCTCTGCCTGAGCACTGATAAAAGCAAGAGGGTCCCAATCACCTACTTGATCGACTGAGTTTTCCTTGCTAGTCCAAACCACAGCCTCAGGCTGCATTACACTAACTTCGCCATTCAGATAGGCGAACCCATAAACAGTTGTTGCAGGATACTCAGTATTAATTGAGTGCAGGTCTGCACTAAGTCCACCACCTACATAGTACGTATAAGCCTGCGTACCATCCCCAAGAATCATCTTCGGAGTAGCGCCAAGAATAGAAGTAAAAGCATTCTTAGCCGTACCAGTAGTACCTAGCGTACCAACACTAGCATTGTTACGATAAAGGGTTACACCAAAAACAGTATAAACGTCCCCATCCCAGTAAAAAGCACCAGTACCTTCTTGCGGCGGCGAGTGAGTCTGAAACGTGAGCATTCCAGGCCGGCGATAAATCTGAATCTCGCCTTGCTCATCTGTCTCAATGTAACAGTTAACCAACTTTGCATCTTTATTCGTACTATGACTTCTGTTAGAAGGTAGTACAACAAGCGGCAACCTTGGCGGTACCGTCATGCTCTCAGCTTGCATTACTGAAAGTTCCCTTTATCTTCTTGAATCCGAGTGCTTGGAGTGAAAGTAGTCGGAGCATCTTCAACGTCCCAGTTCTCAAGCAGCTCCCTGTACTGTTCTGCCTTCTGCTGGCAGCGGCGCATTATCTCAACTGGTTGTCCAGTTGAAATATCATCTGCAAGAGCCCAGCGAAGGAAAATACGCCACTCCTGAGGAAAGGTTACATTCTCCTCAAGGTTGATTGGATTTCCTGCTTGCTGTTGAATCAACAAGTGTGCAGTGTTCAGCGCCTCCAGTGCATCAGGAGGATTCCAAAACTTAACCTCAAGGTAAGTCTGCTGCTTGTTAACAAAGAAGGAGCTAATGGTTGAGTTATTCCCAGTGACCTGAGACAAGAGCATCCAATCGTTCCAGGACAGTTCCACAAGAGGACGGCGAACATTAGCAGTATTTAACACATAACCTTGAATAGCCCTAAAGGGCTTATTCATATCCACATACTGTCCAGGGCCAATCTTATAATCAGTCTGTCCTTCAATCAGGGTAATTGAAAGGTCAGTCCAAGTAAACAACTTAAGACCTTGTGTTTGCTCAACGTTGATAATGTCACAAAGTCGACGAAGGTTCTCAGCTAGCTGATCACTATTAGGCAGCTGACCAGAGCTAATCAGTCCTGCATCGTGCATTGCATCGTTAATAATACCGTAAGCTGTATTTGAAACTGCTGCGACCATGATTCACCTACTGTTCAAATTTTGAACACCACTTAATAACTGTGATACCACTTACTAGTACCACTATCATAAACCAGTCTCATAGGTTTACTAACTACAGCAGTAGCTACCAATGCAATATTACCAGCAGTTGTAAGATGCCAAATCCCTGTAGGGATTAAAGTTAATTCTCCACCTGTAGTAGAAAAGGTAGTAGGTGGTGTAATAGTATCAATATCCGTAACACCTGAAATAAAGGTAATAGGTGTAGTAGGAGCAATTGTAGCACTACTAGCTATCGTAGGTGCAGCTTGAGCAGTTCCTACTGGACCAGACGTATTAAGCGCACCAGAGATAGTTATCACGCCCAAATAGGAATACGTGATACTCAGGTTCCAGTCGGTGCCGTCGCCGTAGTAGGCGCGCACCTCTATAGGCACGCGGCCGGCGCTCGGTATATCAGCAACAAAAATCTGCTCGATATATGGATTTAGAAAAAACGTGGGCGCGGCAATACCGTCATGAGTGAAAGCTCCAAAGCTACCAAGGACATCTCCGGAATGTGGTGCTTGCGGTGCAGCTAGCGTTCCACGCCAGAAAGAGGGACCAACCAAGGCCCCTACTCCTATTTCGTTTGCCGTGACTATTCCAAGATAACCCGCTGTGTCTGTTTCATTACCGACAACAACACCGGGTTCGTCATTCCATCCGGGAATATCCGGACAGGTTCCATACATTAGTGGACGGACACCGGTATTATTAACTGTTACAGCACCGTCCTTACGAACATTAAACTTACTAACTCCGCCTACTTGTAGGTCAACAAGCTTACTTGCCGCCGCCGAAGCAGTGTTAGTAATATTAAGATACAATGCCGTAAACGTGGTACCTGCATCATTCCAGGTGTAAGCAAAGTCCCAACTTCTTGCAGCGGCAGGGGTTGCTCCAGTATTACCTAGCTTTTGCAACAGAGGTAGCTCAGAAATCTTAGTAGTAGCCATTTGATTATCCTGGGATTACATAGTTAGAAGGGTCTTCAGTCGTAACATCAGACCCTCCATCTTCAACTACTGCATTGGAAGGTGCGCTTGGAGTAACTGCCTTGCTCTTACTAGTCAGAATATCAGACAGTTTACTACTAAGAATTGGAACCTTAACATCAAGAAAACTACCCTTACCAAGGTTTCTCATAAATCACCTCAGCTGAAGGACAAGCGTAATATCGTAAGTCGCACCAGACGTTGGCCCAATGGTGGAGAATAAAACATCTCCAGTACCACCAGTACTTGCAGGGTCAAACAAGTATCCCAAATGTTGATAACTCACAGTACCCTGACCTGAGCAAACCTCAGCCGTATCGTCAGTGTTATGATCCCAACTGATCTTAACAGCCTCAAAGCCTTGAACGTCCCACTTAATTTCTTCAATTGCAGTACTAGTACATGGCTGACCATTTGGTAGTGTAAGAGTAGAAATATCCACCTTAATTACGTTAGTCTCTCCTGTACCATCAGAAATATTAGTAAATCGGGCAGCATAACGAGTGCTACCCTGGAACACGACATTAGTAGTAACTGCATCAGCCATCACGTTCTCCAAGCTAAAAAAGAGAGGGGCCTTTCAGCCCCTCAGTAAAACAAGGGATTAAGATGGCGTAACTGCAATACCAGTCGTAGCAGCAGTACCGCTTGCGCCCATTACCTGAGTATTAGCCAGGCCGTTGGTATCACCAAAGTCAGTAATACCAACCAAGTTGCAGTCCTTAAACATCAGCATACCACCAGGAGAAGCACTGCTCATGGAAGCCAGCACAGTCATAGTGGTTGAGGTGGACTTAATGTTGTTAATGAAGTCACAGTTGCGGAACAACTGCCAGCGATCCATACAAGCTGCACCAGTACCGATAATGCCCAGTGGAGTTGCCGCTGAAGTCATGAACGGGAAGATGCAGTTCTTAAACGTATTCCGCGCAGTACCACCCTTAAACTCAACACTGGCATTAGCCGCAGTACGAGTTACTGTATCCAGACCAATGTAGCAGTCTTCAAAGGTATTCTCCGCACCAGTATCAATTACCAGAGTACGGGCACTTGCCGAGCCGGCAGACTCTGCATCTGCCAAGCCACCCATGTCTATGTTCTTGAAGTAATTACGAGAACCAGTGACATTAAAAGCAATAGCAGAAGTGCTGCCAGTAGAGAACCCAAAGAATGAGGAGAAATTTTCAAAGTGACAACCAGAACCTGAAATAGTAACAACAGTACCTGAACCGAAAGTAGTAGCGGTATAAGTACCAGTTGGCGGAGCCAGGCGAGCACGCTGAGCAACTTGCGTCGGAGCAGTAACACCAATCAAGTGACAGGCGTTCTTACTCCAGACCAAGGTGCCAGCAGTAGGAGTAACAGCTGCAGTCGGATCAGCAGCAACTGCGTTAGCCAAGCTTAGACGAGCAGTAGCCGAAGTGCCACCATTACCAATCAGAACACAGACGTCATTATTACCTGAAGTCATCAACACGTGAGCGCGGTAAAGAGTAGCAAGTGCCCGGTTCGGTGCACGACCATCATTACCGTCTGAACCATTAGCAGGATCAACGAAGAACCACTTACCATTGTATAAGGAAAAAGCAGAAGGGATACCACCAAAACTAAATACGCCATCAGCAAAAGTAGTCACTTAAATCTCCTTGCCCATGTCTCGGTGGAGTTACCAGCAGCTTGACCAAAGCCATGACAGGGCGGTTACACCTTGCGGTGAGTCAGCTTGTGTTCAAAATTTGAACAGCAGGGCGGAATTACCCGCCCTACCGAGTTCACTTCTTCTGAAACAGATTACCTTTCTTCCGACCAGGAATACCAGTGCCAGCAGGCTTAGGCATAGAGCCAACTCCACCAGCACCTTGAATCTTACCTACTGCAGTTGGATTCTGCCCACCGGAGTTCATACCAGTAGGAAGACCATTCTTCTGCAAACGGCTAATTCCACTCATGACTTATCTCCTTACGGACCATTACTTCCGAAGATGCCACGCGGATCAGTGCAGCCAACCGAGAAACGGAAGTACGAAGCTGCCTTCGCATTCTTAGTATCAAAGTCGTTATCCTGATCAAACTCAGTCTTATTACGCCAGAAGAAGCGCATACCGTTCATAATGTTAGTACGAACAAACCAAGCATGCGGGCTGGTGAAGTAGTGATTCATCTTAATGCCTTCAGGGAAAGCATTAGTTGCCTTAAGCACGTTGATGTTGTTGTTCGCAGTGTTTGCCTGCAAAACAGACTTCAAGATGCGGTTAGCATTGTACCATTCCTGAGTCGGAATGTGCAGCGACTTCGGCATCACCGAGATACGAAGACCACGATCTTGAGTGGTATTCATAATCTGAATGGTAATGTCTTCCAAGGAGGCTTCACTCAAATCAGCCGCCGGGGTAAGAGCATTGCTAAAGGTACTGCCACTTGCATTAACGTGCGATGCACTGCACAAAGCGACACCATCAGGAGTGGTGAAGTACGTAGTACTGAAGGCGTTATTGTAAAGGAACGCTGCCACATTCTCAATCGTCTGATTGCAGGAGAATGCGTTTGCCTTAGCACGACGACTTGCCACTTCTTTGTACTGATTATCGTCCAGTTCTTCCTTAGTCACAATATACCCAAGTGCATAGGCAATATGCGAGTAAGTAGTGACCCAACCCTGAACTTCCGAATCATAAGAAACAGGAGCGCCCTGAGCTTTCACAGGAGCCAGGCCAAAGCCAGTCACCTGAACATCTTGCTCATAGGCACGGGTAGAACTATCTACATCATAAAGATCGGTATATTCAACTGGATGCTGGTCATAGACTTGACCCCAAATAGCGTGGATACCAGGCCACAGTAGTTTGGGATGCGAACCAGTATTAATTACGCCTGCCATATTAGTTCTCCTTAAAGGCCAGCAGAGCCAACACGCAGCTCATGCGCATTAATCAGAACATTCCATTTGGCATAAGCACCAAAGGCATTGTTCTGGATTTGGGAAAGGCCTAGCAAGCGAACCTGTAGGGTGGACGTAGTATTCGGCGTTGCGTCAGAATAACTGGCAAGCATCCAGCCAGACACATAACCGTTACCAGCAGCAAGATAAAGTACTTGGTTAAGACCAACTTCGGTCGCAGTAAGTTGAGTACCATTCGAGTGTTCTTGCACTTGGAAGATGACGTTAGGATCGTCAACTACCATTGCATACCAGTCAGCAGAAGTAGCCGCTGCTGGACGATAAGTGATGTTAGGATTACCAACAATCGCCTCACCACCATACTGGTCACTTAGACCAACAATAACGCCACGAATGGGGCCAGTAGCAGCTGCAAGAGTAATACCAGCAATACCACCAGCACTAGCAGTGCCAGACGAAATTACTGGATCTCCGATGTAAAGAGCAGTTGCATAGTCTTTGTCAATCGAGTACAACGTGGCCTGACCATTATAAGGTGCTCCAGTGAGCATCTTAACAGGAGTGAGGCCGGACGGTGCATTAGGATTAGCCATCACGATCTCCGGGTTTTATTAGGTGTAAACAAATCTGAGGGTTGACCTTTCATATATCTTTTCTGAACATCTGAAGTCGTCTCGCCCATTTCACCTGCACCAACTTTACCACCTCGAAGTGCAGAAGCAACATCATCATTGCGATCTGCAAGAATCTTGGCACTAATTTCATAAAGGTGTTGCGGGCATTCCATAAGGTAAAGACGACCTGGCTGACCAGTGGTATCTAAATCATCACCTGAAATAACACTTACGTTCGACCCTAGATCGGTATTCCCGGATGCTTTGGCGTCGCCACCAAGATCGAAGTTATTCACACTAACTTCGTCATTCTTAACAAAACGATATCCCGCCTTTTGAGCGCGAGCAATTCTCTCTGGGTTTCCTCTAAACCAGTGACGATGCCATCCGTCTTTCTTCGGTACTTGCAAGCGCAAGGTTGCCGAAGTCATAGGTTGGAAACCCTCAGGAATCTCATCTACATCATTAGCTGGATTGTTGTTCTCGTTACTCATTATCTTGCTCCGTGGGAATTAAGGTACGACGAACCAGTAACATTTCGATAGCTAGTGCGGCACATTGACGTATTGTCTTCTTCTGCACAGGGTCTTTCTTCTGTCCTGGGTGTTCGTGCATACCTACAAGTGTTGCAAAGTACATGTCAAAAGCTACTACTTCGGAAGGATGAATTGGGGCGAGTTGAGGTTCGTCCATCACTCTTGCCCCCTATAGTATTCCGATGCATAGTATTTCTGATAATCCTCACGGGTTTTAAACTTTTTACCTTCACCAACTACATCATTTTCAAACTCAGCACAGGCAGCTTTTGCATCAGCGGGGAGAGAACTGAAGCTACGTGTTCCCCCATTACTTCCACGACCACTGCCCTGATTTGAACCATTTTCATACTTGCTAGGCTTCTTCTCCTCTCGCTTCTCCGGATTAGCTGTGTTATAAATCCTAACACACTCATCCATAAAAGCACGTCCAGTGAGCGGACTTTTAATTGATCGAAGATATTGCCCAATTGCTACTACTTCATCTGGCTTCTTCCCAGGTTCGTTAAACCAGGGATTATCCACCATCCAGGCTTCAAACTCTGGATCAAGCTGAGTGGTAGTAGTTTGTTTCTTGTCTGGGATTGCAGGTTTCTTCTCAGGTTCCCTATTGAGCAAGCTCAATTGTTCCTGAATTTGAACTTCTGCATCTACATCATTGTCTTCACGTGCTTGCTTCAATCTTGAAACAAGGGTAGCCTTTGCAGCTGCAACGTCACGTTTGTTAGCTTCAGTAGATTGTGCGTCCAACCTTTCCTGGGCAGAACGCAATTCTTCTATCTGAGACTGGAGGGTACCAATTTTTTGGGTGGTTGTCAAGAGTTCCCGGCGTAGACGATCCCGGTCAGCCTGAAGGATGGGAAGGACATGCTTACCCTTTTCCACATATTCTTCAGCGGAGACCCACTTGTCCTTATTCCCCTTAAATTCTTCCAGAGGACGCCAGCCCATGTCACGAGCTTCTTTAACCAGTTCCTCACTTGGACCCTGATCTTCCCCACTTTCATTTTCTTGTTGTTCAGGAAGCATTTTCTTTTTCCTTAGTTATAACAGCGAAAATATCATTGTCGTTAATGAAGCGATACATCTTGTCATCAAAGGGACCAAGTGCTTGGTACCCTGAGTAACGAGCTACAATTACTTTATCTCCTGGCTTAGCCCGTGGTTCAATCTCACCCTTCCAAGCCATAGGACCAACTTCAATAACTATAGCTCGTTGCTCTAACATCTGTTCACGTCCCATTACATCATCAGGAATGTGAATTATGCTACTGCCGACGGCTGGCTTATACGGTTCAATTAGAATCGCTCTACCCCGTGGACTTAGGCCCGATTTGTTCTCCATCATCTTCTTCTCCAAAAATGTCATCAGCTGTTATGTCTATTACTCTTTGGTACGCTTCACAAATTCCAATAGCATGTCCATTCGCCGTATCTGAAACATGCTTTAAGTCACCGACAAAAGACCTACTCGCCCACGCTTCCATCAGGTCCTTGCGCCGTTCCTGAAGTTTTAGCATGAGTATCTTCGTAACTGGATGCAACATCCAGCCTTGGAATAGCTCGTCGGCCTCCGTTCTCACTTGTTCCTTTTGGTGTTGCATTCTTTAGTTCCTCCAGCATGTGTTGCACCTGTGCTTCAACATGCCTATTCTGTACGTTCATAGCCTCAAGGACAGCATTGAAAGCATTGATTTGAGTTTGACTTGCTTGGGTATCTCCCTGTTGGGTTAAGTTATAAGCACTTGCTTGAAGCTCCATGATCTTTGCATCAGTCAGGCGGACTTGATCTTGAAGGCTAATAACAAACTTCCACTTGTCATATTGCATCTGATTAGCTTCAGCCTGCATCTTCATCTGCTGAATCTGCACTTTAACATCAGGTGCAGGTGGAGGCATCTTATCAGGGCCTGGGAAGACTGCATCAATGTCGTCCACTTGGAGTGCATCAAGATAATGACGTTCAGTGACTGCAGTATCATATCCAGGAGTGTTAGCTGCGGCGGCTTTGACTAGCACTGCGCGGGCCAGCTTCGCGGCTCCGCTTGTGATCGTGGGGTCTGCAACAGGAATGACGGACGCTCCCGCTTGTGTGTAGTCCTCGCGAAGCACAAACGCCTTCGCATCCCCGAAAGGCTGGCGAGTTGGCAAGTGAATTGCATTCAGTTGGTAGAGTTTCTTAAACTCCCATTTCAGTGCACGCCAGACGCGCTTGTAAATAGCGGAGTAGATCTTCTCCCCTTGTTCAACTGCATTGCGGCTGGTTTCAGCGGGAGTGTTCTGACCTGGAGTTACACCGACCAACTCACCAACGGTACCAGCAATTCGATTGGTGTAGTCAATCAGTAGCTCCAAGAGGTTAAACATAACGGCGGAAGGTTCCCGTACAGGGAGCGGGAATATGTTTTTTCTGAGATCATCTCCCGTACTATCAACTCTGTTCCAACCGAAGGGAGAGAACTCATATGCACCTCCACGTATCTTGGCACCGCGTCCCAAGAATCCACCGGCAGTGTTAGACATGGTTCCTGAATCAAAGAGCTGATTGATGGCTGAGTTGACTGATTCATTGAGTGGCCCTAGTAGTGTACCAAAACCAACGTCCATGATTCCACCGTCTGGACTCGGGATAAAGGGAATCTTGGTGAAAGGTTCCCATCCGTTGATCTTAATTATCTCCCCAGCATCATTCTTCTCAATATCCTCCACACGATCAAAACGAGTGGTGATGCGAAGAACAGTCTGCGTATCTTCTTCAAAGGTTACAATATAAGGCTCAGCATAGCCATCACCGTCAAGATCAAGAACACAGTGCTGTTCAAGAATAGTGAAGGGAGTATTCTTACTTGAATCAGGTCGATTCTTCCCCTGTCGATTATCTGCATTAACCTGATAAACGGTTTGAGATGGCTGTGCATCTCCCTTAAACCAGGCCTCGTCCAGTACATCAGCAAAGATACCACGCCGCACATTCTCGTGAATACGATTCCTGTGCATTGGGATAATGTGAGTTTTGACAGGACAAGTCTCGACTGACTTGGCCCAGTAGTCAAAGACTAAGTTTTGCGCAAGGACCAGTTGACTTACATTGTACCCTTTACTGGTATCGTAGTAAGTTTTCTTAAAACACGTTCCAACAATCGGCAGATTAAGTAGTGCTCGATCCTGATCTTCCTCCCAACACTCATCTTGTTCAAGCAATTGCCAGCTCATATGCGTGCTTATGCGTTCAGCCCTAGCTGCTTGAATTCCATCAGGATCACCGCCAAGAATACGGCACTTAACCATATCCCTTCCATTAACAATAGCAGGGTAAGCACGAGCATGAAACTGCATTGCTGCGATAGTTACCAAAGGAAAGGCCACATTACTACAGCCTTGCCAGGGGAAAGACTTACTTTTCTGAACCTGCATAGCAAGGTCCATTGCAGCACTATTACGACGAGTCCAAGGCTCACGTGACTGAACATCTCGGACGTAAGCCTCATGGCAGCAAAGACCAATGCGCTTTAAGTCCTCTTGTCCAAACTCATCACAGAGATTTGAACTGTTTATTGTGTCCTTATCTAGGACTATATGATGAGTTAAGTTTTCCATTACATTTGCGGCTTCGGACGAGGACGAGCAGAGTTCTTACGGAGAAGCATATCCGCAGCTTTTTCACTGCGAGTGCGAGTGTCAGGAGTGTTTACTGCTATTGCTTTACGAGGAGTGGTAACTGGATCATTAATACGAACTCGACCAGTGCCACCAAGGTTCTTGTTAGGACCAGTAGGAAGCTGAACACCACCAGTTCCAGGGACACGAGGCATAGGGATAGGTCCATTAACACGCTTCGGTGGCGGTTCAACGGACACAGGAGGCGGAGGAGGAGTTGCTGCTTGGTTAAATACTTGCTGACGATAGGTAGGTGGAACTTTCTTAGCCATTTCATTCTCCAAGTGGTGTTCAAATTTTGAACAGTAGTTAGTAACCTGTCACACTGTTACGATGAGTCTCGCCCCTTGCATGACGAGAATCCCTTTCATCTTCCATTTCTTCATCTTCGATGAAATCTTCCTCCTCTACGTCAGGTAGTAGTTCAATTCCCCTGAAGTAAATACTTGAAGAATCAAACTGGTCATCTGCAATTGCTTGGGAGCCAGTGGTAAAGCGTAGTAACTCAGCCTCATAACCAGGATACCACTCAGCTCTCTTATCATAGCGAATACCACCGCCACGATGGCGCTTTTGCATTGACCTTCCTCGTACTCCCTTATCCTTCACTGAAGGGAGAGGGACACAATTAAGCCAAATATCACGCCTTCTCATCTCATTGTACAAGACACTTGAGATTGCTAGCCAAATCTGACCATTCTCAACGAAGAATGCTTGAGGGTTCCACCTGGTTTGAACACTAAAGAACTCTTCAATTATCTCAAGGGTGCCCCAACGACCCAATCTTTCGTCAACAATGTGAGTTAAATTCTGCACATCTTGACCACCAACGGTAAAGCTGGTCTTATTCGCTATATCTTCCTTACTAATAGCAAAATCAACACCAACTGAGTACTTTTTCTCCGTTTCATAGTCATCAAGACTCATTGGAAGGAAGTCTTGCTTCCTTAAGTAGGCCTCATTATTGTCAAGTGGTGTGTTCAGAAACTCCTGTGAGTAACCTGCTGAGTCTCCGTCTTCCTCAAATTCAAGTTGACGGTTACGCAAGTCACGAGCCGTCCACCTTTCTGGCCATAGTAACTCACTAAAGTCATTATACGAAGAGTGAGCCTTGTAAAATAGATGTTTCCACACCTTATTCTTCATTAAACGAGCAAGAAGGGAGTCATCATGCAGGATGGTTCCATGAACCCTGATTCGTCCCTTCTTACTTAATGCCTGTTTTGCCGCACGGAAGAACCAGCGGCGGAACTTACTGCGACGTTCTTTTGATTCTACTTGCTCATCGTCTTCCATATCATCACAGACAATGAGATTTGGTCGCTTTCCGTTCCACAGGGCACCACGAATCTTCTGTTCCGCACCACGAGCCAGGATGCGAAAGCGGTAGCCATCATCATGAACTACGATAATTTCCGTTTTCTGGTCCGTCTCAAAATGGCTAACTCCAAATTCCTTCCGTAAGTCTTCGTTCTCGTGTAGTTCTTCGCTGATGTTGCTGAGTTGCTCAGCGGCTTTTTCCTCAGTACTGCCAATAAGAATGACATAATCTGCATGGCGAAAGCACACCTCTGCAAGAATGTAATCAAAGGTAAGTCCAGTTGACTTTGCATGGTCACGAGGAGCGATAACCATTACTTGCTTTTCGCTACTGACGTAAAGCTCCCAAGCTTCCCGATGAAACTGAGGTGTTGGACGAGGATCATCGTACCTTGCGGAAAGGAACATACCCGCAAAGCCCTCAATTAAATCAGCAGTTAGTACAGGTAAACTCATGGAGTTTGGAATGGATTACTGTTAATTACTGAGACGTAGACGTTAATTATTAGTTCATTATCCAAGTTGGTTGTTCCATTAAACTGAACAGTGTAAGTTACTCCAACAAGACCGCCAGTGATTGTCTGAGTTACTACATTCTGCGCAAGATCGGGGGAACCAAGCAGAATGTCTTCCGGTGCTGGATCAGTTCCGTTAAAGACTGATGCGCTTGTAGTAGCAGCAACAAGAGCCTCGCCATCAATAAGTTGACTAATGAAATCAACTACCAATGGAACAGTAGAATCTGCATACTTACTTGGAACTTCAAATGTAGATGCCATTAGTATATCATCCAATAGTTCCAGCGATTACCGCCAGTTAAGTTCTGACTTACAGTTAAATCACCTGTAGTATTATCAATTGAAAACACTTGTGTATATCCAGGGCCATCATAAAAAGCGACAGCAAGGTAGTCTCCATTAGGTGCAATGTCTATATTAGATACTGCTTGCAGTGCGTCGTAGTTAGTTCTACTAATAATGTTACCTGAAGATCCAATCTTATAAGCAATGAATCCATAATTTGAGAAGGAGTCTCCACTAACGTATAAGTAAGTACCATCTCTATTCCAACAAAGGCCACTGCGATTACCAATGCCAGCTGTGGAAGAATCTGCAAGAACTAATGAGGGGTAATCATAGATATAAACAGTTCCATCTGCGGGTGCTGTATTAGAAGAGACAACTGCTAACTTACTTCCATCAGGAGACCACATTGCGTAAGGAGCTGTACCATAAACAAAGCCAGTGCTAGTTACAGTTAAAGTTCCTGCACTAAAGTTATGAATGTACAAATGCTGGGCAGTATCAGATGAAGTGAGTGATGCAGTAACATGAGTTCCATCAGGGGAGAACTTAAGACCATTAACAGTTAGTCCACCAAGAGCCTGAGTTACTGGACCACTAAACAATGTCCAGGTAGTCGCATCAGTCCTTTGATAAACGTAGTACTGAAATGAAGTAGCATGAACAGCATGACAGGTTACAGCCCAGTTACTATCTGCACTTACACAACCACCTTGACCAAATACACCTCCAACAATTGTACAGTTAACGAAGACTCCAGTGACTGGATCAGGGTAACAGATTTTAAATCCATCTACAGTTAATCCATCATTAGTTATAACATATCCGCCTATACAACCATTAGGCTGATATTCAGTTTGAGTGAAGGGAATACCTCCAGCTCCAGTGTCTACTAACGCAGCGTAAGCATCTCCGTAGCCATGGTTATCATTAATTAGTAAGGCAAATGGTAAGGGTGGAGGCGGGACAACTGAACAGTCAATTAAGGTAACTGATTGAGTTGAATAAGCAACGTTACCTACAAAATCAACTAACTTAATTGTAAAAGAGTAATCTCCTGGAGTTTGTGAATTACCACTTACTATCACAGAACTACCAGTAATATCAACGTCCCAACCAGAAGGTAAGCTGCCAGCAGAGATAGTCACTGGACCATAGGGAGCGTAGCCTTCAGTGATTGTTAAGGGGAAGTACTCAAATTCATTAATACAGGCAGTTAAGGAAATAGTCCCGGACAAGCCAAGTGAGTGACCCGGTAGAAAACTGCCATAATCAGTAAGGATAGCAAGAGGCCGTTCCAGAATGTAACTCCGGTCTTCTTCTCCATCCACTTGACAAATGAGGCCATAGACTACTCCGCCGAGTCCTTCGGTGATTTGTTGAGTTACTGTAGTTCCACTTAAAGTTGCATTGCCAAGGATGATATTACTTGGAGTTGGATCAATTCCACTTAAGACAACAACAGAAATAACAGGAGAAGAAAGAGTCTCTTCAGGGAGGATTAAGGCGGCAAAGTAGAAGAATACTGTGATTGTTTCCCCTATCACCTTCGACTGAAGAGACTCCATTAACTACTCCTAGACCTTGCCCGCGCTTCGCGCGGAACCGCTGCGGGCTCGCTTCGCTCGCTCACCGCTACGCGGCTGGCGGGAACGAACACTGCCGCTCACCTACCGCTGCGCCGACCTTTCGCACTCGGCTTCGCGCCAGCTTTCCGCTCATCTGCGTCAGCGAATTCGGCGCCGACAGATTGAGGTACGCCGACTTTCTTGGCGAATTTCGGAGAGTGCTTAACCGCTTCCATGAACTTGTGCTGCTTGGCTGATTTGCTGGGCATGACCGTTCCTTAATGAAATGATGGCAAGTGCTGAAGGATGAGCGCAACTGCAATACCAAGAAGAATCCAGAAGGTACCCTTTCGCCACTCTTGCTGGATTATGGAAAGGACGATACCAACCAATACGAAGATCATTGCCCAAAGAGGATTCATCTTACGACTCCATTAAGTGATGTTCAAATTTTGAACACAAGGTGGTTGCGTCAGCACACTAAAACCAACCTGTCGAATACTCCCCACAATCAATACAGTACGGACCATGCTTATTAATGCGATAGATATTGCAGCCACAATTACACTGGTACTGAAACTCCTCACGAAACACAGTTCCTTTCTTCACACCTGAGCATCCACAGTTTGGACACTCAACAATCTCGCACCCGACAGGGTGCAGGCCAATCCACTCATGCTTGCACTTAAAACAAATACAAGGGCCGACGAGATAGGATTCGTCTTTCTTTGGAGCAGAAGGGAAGGGTATGATGCTCACCCGCCCCGTGGTCTCCGACTTCCCTTTCCCGGTGACTTAACAGTTACTGGTCCCTTGCCCACTTTTATGACTTGAGGCTTAAGGGACTGAGAGCATCCCGCACTACTAAAGGTCTGCCGACCCTTGCACCTCTTCACAGATTCCATTAATCACCTTTCCTTTTTCATTAGCCAGGAGGCCCGTTAACCGTTCTGCAAGACGAGTTAGACGGTCAACGCTGGACTCGCCTGAGGGGACGAAGTCAGCACGGGAGCCAATTCGCTTGGTCAGTTCCGCATGAAGGCGCGCTGCCTTCAACTGCTCCCCAACTGTTCCCACGTCAAGTGCGTGGATGACGGTCTCGACCACTTTGGGATTGGTCAGCTCAAGTTGCGCCGCAGCAACTTCATTCATCCGCCTGATGTACTCAATGCAGACTGGCTGCTGCAGGAGTATACCAACATACTCCTTCGTGTAACCAGTAATGGCTGCGACTTCAATATTCTTTAGCCCTTGAGCATAAAGGGAGCAAACATCACGGTGACGAGGCCGCAACTTCTGCAGAACAAAACCGGACTCAACAAGAGCTTCCTCCTGCAGGTCTTCCTCGTCAGGCTTGGTAACCTGAAGTTGCGCTGCCATCACTCTTCCTCTGCACTAACTGGTGCGGGCTCAAGCAGTTTTGGCTCAGCCAACAGCGCCTCACGGACCAAAGCCAACTGCTCCAACTGAGCGAGCGTGAATAACTCTTCAAACGAGAACTGCGACATAGGGAGACCTCCAAAGTAATCCAATCCTATACCAACCAGAATGGTTTGTCAACGGTTCCAATGGACTAGAAAACGTGGTTATACTTAGGAGTTCAAACTTATGCGCGGGTAGAAAATTGCCTTTCACCACAGGGGCCAAGTTGAAAATTTCCCCCTACCCGGCCTATTTTTTCATAGCCAAAAGCTATGAGGGTGGGGTACGGGTGATGTAGGTAAGTAGCACACTATTAAACCAATTCACTATCAGCATGTGCACTTTCACAAAGATGAACGTCATTGCGGTCGATAGTATGAAATTGGGCGAAAATAATTTGAACCATTACCACACTTACGCATCCAATGTAATGTAACCAATGGGGTTACAGCACAATGACCACAACGGAGATGACAATGGAAACCAAGAAAGAAGTCAGCACCAAAGTCCGCAAAGACGCGGAAGAAGCGATTAAGACCAACCTCACAATCAATTGGGACGATATGAGTCCTGAGGACATCCGTGACCTGGCTCAGGCCGCACTGATCGTCAAGTTACAAGGCCAATGGCGTAACAACGGCATCCCGACTGAATGCACTGTTAAGGCCGCAGATCACAAAGTTGGCGTGCGAGTGAAGGATACGCGCACTCCCCTGGAGAAGGCACTGGCTGCTCTGTCTGCCCTTCCGGCTGACCAACGTGCTGCTGCGCTGGCGAAGTATCAGTAACACTCCAACAAGTTAAGGGATTACAAGGAAGTGATCCCTTAGCCGGTTGACGTGAGGGCTTATTATGTACCAATATCAACGTATTGAACTTGAAATAGTCAAGGTGAACGCTCCAACTGATAGTCACCTTCTCTATTACTGGCAGGTAAGAGTAAATGGCATGATAGTTAAAGATCATGTAACCTACCAATCTGCCACTGAACATGCAAAGCGGATTCGTCTTGCTTTGGATGATGCTGAGTAACTAACAACCCAAACACAAGGAGGCACAAGTGGACGAACACTCAATCGAGCGATTACTCCAACTTTCGCACATCCCGGAACAGGTCTGGGAAATGCTTTGGGAAAATTGCGAAGTTCCTGAAGTAATTGCGGAAGATTAAACAGAACAAAGCGAAAAACGTGCGCGCCTGCAGAAATGTGGGCGCAAACTTGTGTTCAAAATTTGAACAGCACTTAGTGGGATTATTTACTTAATTGGTTATAATGGTTGGGAAGGCTTTGAATGTCTGCATGGGGTACCCCCCACTGGTTAGTAAAAAAATAAAAAAAAAATTATTAAAGACAGATAGTAGGTATATGGGCATACATGAATTCCAAACATTGACAACCACCACAGATGGGTGTATGATGTACACTGGTTTGGTAAGATAGGAATGAGATTATGAAGCCAGAGACGAGGAAGAAGTATGAAGGACAACTGAATGCAGCGAAGGAAGCTATGCAACAACTGCTTCCATTGGCTCAAAGGGTTAACGCAGTGGAGAGTGAGTGGAAGCCATTGTGGGAGAAGATAGAAAAGGCGTATGAAGTACTGGATTGGAAAGTAATGGATTCTACGCAAGCAGGGAATACTATTAATCCAGTTATTCGTAGTGTTAACAGAATGATAATGATGTTTACTGGAGCGCCAGCAGATCAGACGCGGGTGTCAGAGGAAAGTAAGAAGGAGGAAGAAATACTCCTGAATGTACCACCAGGAAGTACAGCAGATAGAGCGATTAAGTTAGTCCTATCTTCGGAGCAGTCACTGATGGGAGCAGTTAACTTAATCACTTACCTTTATCCGATGACAGATAAGCTGCCGATTATCCAGGAGATTAGAACAATTGCCACAAGGATCAGAGGGTTGCCATTGGAGATAGCTAAGACAGAGGGACTGAAATGAGAACTGGTGTGGTAGTTTCTATTAGGCTGAATACAGAAGATGTAATGGCCGCTATTGATATTGTTAACTCAGCCAAGTCATTCTTTCCAGGAATGAGTATCAGTGGCTGTGCTGCACTGGCAATGAGTATTGCATTTGAGACTATGAGGCAGCAGGAGAAGATTCCACGGAGGACTGAGTTTGACTACGGAGAGATGATTGCAGCTTTTCCAGACAGGAAGAATAACAGACAAAAGAGAGCATTCGCAGATAAGAGATACGTAGACACAATTCAAAGAACTCCTATCCCAGCACTTGAAGATAAAGATATCCCAGCACCACCAGAGTGTAAAGACTGGCCGAGTGAAACTCAGTTGAAGTGGATCACTGCTAGTAAAGAAGTTAAACTTAATTGGATCAAGAATGGAGAACCAGTATGAATAAACCCACTGTACCAGAAATACTTAATATGTGTTTGTATCAGATAGAACAGACACCTATTAGTGCTTTACCTAATAGTGTGAAAGCAGAACTTAAAATGCTAATTGAGCATATGGGAAGATTAGTTGATATAGGAGAAGAAGAAACCATTAGTATAAAGTTTGTAGCTAAAGTACTTCATAGTGTTACTGATGAACTATACCAACAACGCTTGACGTCACCTGCAAAAACTGCGTAAAATAAATTGAACCATTGGCTTAAATTTGCATCCAATACCATGAGGCAATGGGATTCAACAAAGGGAGGGGGAAATGAACTTTAAAGCGCAATTCGCTTACAATCACAATGAACGCTTTCATGATTCAGGAAGAGTGTTCACTGACCATGAGCAAGCGCAGGTGTTCGCAAGTGCACAGGCTGATGTTGAGCCACGCATTAGTGACTACAGGGTTGCTGAGACACAGCAGGGAGCGAATTCGTTTGCTTACCTGAGTGAAGGAACGTTGCAGGTTGTGGAGTTGCACTAATTATGGAACTCAAAGACATTCCAGTTGATGTAAGAAGTGCCTTGTACAGTCGTGGATTTGCTGAGGCTGATATTCTCAAGATGTCTCCCTTCAGTATGTTCCATAACTTCTGCGAATGGGAAGGTTTGATTAACTGGAGTGATACCCTCTGGAACACAGTTCAGCAACTGGAACAACTCAAGTGATCGACGTCCTGAACATACTTACCTGTCGCAGTAAAGGTCAAGGTCATCAGAAGACTGTCCTGACTATTGACTGGTCTGGTATTAGTGAGGAGCAGTTACGTGTCCTTGCACGAAGTGCTATCATTCACTCACTTCAACACCTATACCGTCAGCCACTTCACAGTGTTCCAGAGGAACACGTGGTTAAAGCAGTTGACTTCGTGAAGGGTGAGTTGCACGAAGTACTAATTGACCGGCCAAAACCAGTTAGGCAGCAACTGAAGGGAGCGATGGAAACTAAACTGGAACAGATGCTTGCTGCACTGAGTCCACAGGAAAGGGAACAGTTGTTGGGTGAATTATAACTGGTGTTCAAATTTTGAACACAACTTACCATATTAACAAAGGAGAGACAAATGAGTGTCCGTTACCACAATCAGCCCAAAACTCGTCTAGCTCAAGCAGTCAGCCTAATGATGGTTGCTGGAGTTGATGAAGCATCAAAGATATCTCGTCACATAGGCTTCAGTGCATTCCAGTCAATGAAGTACCACTATCTGAATATTCGTAGTCATGCGAAAAGTGGAGCTGCTGCACTAAAGCGAGCTGCAAAGCGTAGAAACAATATTCGTAAACGTGCCTAGTCCTCACGATAAAAGGACGCGAAGGATTGGTCTCCTTAGCCTGTTGTACTCTGATACTGTCGCTGGCGCATAACCAGTTAAGGTATAGTCTGACCAACAACAGAGTACAATGGAGTAAGATGATCGGAGTCAGTGATGAGCTTAATGCAGCCAACTGCTAAGGAACGCAAGCGTCTTCACCGCAACTACCTTGCTTGGGTTCAGATCAACAAGTGGCTACGCTCAGACAGTTGCCTCAGTGAAGAAGAGCTTGCTGAGATTAAACACGAGTTACAAGAGAAACAAGAAACACAACCACAACTCTGGAGTCCTGACAGTGCGATGGACTAATTGGAAATCAAGTATTACCACAGCCAACGATGATGATATTTATCTTGAGTACTGCGATGCCACTTTGCTTGGTAATCTCGAAGCGCCAGATGAATACTACATCGAGTACAAAAAGATGACAGTCAACGGTGTTGACGTTCAACCTAAGTTGCGCATTGAACTGGCTCTCAGCACTCTACTAACTGATGACGAACTCGCCACACTGTTCAGCAATGCTAAGATCAATCCTTACGAAGGGTAAGAGAATGCCTAACATGATAGTTGATCGCCGTGGTATCTATGGGATGAAAAGTGCTCATTATCGTTTCCTTGATCCGTTGGAGTTTCAACGTCGGTTTGATCGGGGACGTCTGGTGGTGCAGTTCTTCCAGGGAATGACTACTATGTGGTCAGTGGATCAGAGGAAGATTGAGATTATGCTAAAACAGGCAAAGTCACAAGCTAACGTAGTTAACTGGAAGAGGAAGAAGTAAATGAAAGTCCGTCAACCGTGGTTGCTTATGGAATGGGGGTGGAAGTGATGGCCGGCATCTGGAAAACCGAATCCGAGGAATACGAGGACCACATGAACGAAATGGCTTGCGACGTTGGGATCGGCATCGAAGATTTGTCA